TGACCAAATTGCGACTAGTGGTAAAAAAGTTCAAAAAATAGACGCTAGCACCAAAAATATATTAAATAATTGGACTACAATAGCAAAAGCAGCAATTCACGAAGATTTCTCTCCAGCTAAAATGAGCAGAGCAATCAAAAATAATACTTTAATTAATAATGCCTATTATGTTTTAGTAAATTAATTACTAGTTGTATTCTAATATATTTTGCGACTGTTATAACGGTTGCAAAAATATATACACTTTGCCCATACACAATCTTGTTTTTTGGTCCTGAACGTTCAGGAGCAAAAAACATATAATAAAAAACAATATAATAAAAAACAATATAAAGAAAAAAACAAAAAATTAAAAGTCATCGCCAAATTCGAAAGTGTTTATTTCAGAGTTTTTTGTTGTAAGCGAATACTCACTTACGCGGTCTTCGAAAAAGTTGGTTTTTGTTTCAATGCTAATGTTTTCCATCCAATCAAACGGATTTTTGCTTTCATAAATTTTGTCACCTCCTAATTGAACACTTAAGCGGTCTGCAACAAATTCAATATATTGTTTCATTAATACTTGATTCATACCAATTAATCTGCACGGAAGCGAATCGTTAATAAATTCGAGCTCAATAGCTACAGCTTCGCTAATGATTTCGTGAATCTTTTGCTTTTTAAGTGGCTTTTCTAATTTGCTATGTAATAATACAGCAAATTCGGTATGTAATGCTTCATCGCGCGAAATTAGCTCATTTGAAAATGTTAATCCAGGCATTAGTCCGCGCTTTTTCAACCAATAAATAGCGCAAAATGCACCAGAAAAGAAAATACCTTCAATGCAAGCAAACGCAACAAGGCGAGTAGCAAAATTGGATTTCTTATCATTAATCCACTTTATAGCCCATTGACCTTTCTTCTTAATGCAATCATATTCATTTAGCGCATTAAATAATTTGTGCTTTTGCTCTTTATCTTTAATGTATGTATCGATTAATGTGGAATACGTAATAGAGTGAATATTTTCCATAGCAATTTGCAGGCCATAAAATGCTCGAGCCTCACTTAATTGAACCTCGCCCATAAAACGCAATCCTAAATTTTCTAAGACAATTCCGTCACTTGCAGCGAAAAATGCTAAAATCATAGATATAAAATGTTTTTCGTCATCATTTAACGTCTCCCAATCTTTATTGTCTTTTGAAAGGTCAATTTCTTCTGCTCTCCAAAACAAATCTTCTTGTTTTTTATACATTTTCCAGATGTCTTGGTCCTTAATTGGAAACATAACATAACGATTAACGTCTTCTTGTAATAGAGGCTCTACGCAATTCTTATTCATTCTAAATAATATATGTCTATATTTTTATATAATTTTAATAAATCTTATTATTTTATTTTATTTATAATTTTGTAATTTTTAGTAATTTTGTAATTTTGTAATTTTGTAATTTTGTAATTTTGTAATTTTTAGTAATTTATTATTTTAGCTATATTTTTGTAATAAAAAAATCATCTATATATAATTTATATGGCTCTTAGTTTTGGAGATTCTATTGCTAAGTATGATAAAAACGTTGGCTCATTATTAGCAGAGTCTGATGATTATGAAAAAAGTGCTATTGAACAATATAAAAAATTAAAGCAATTTATACCTCAAAAAGATACAAGTTATAAAAAAGACCTTTTAAAAATTGTAGAACAGCGTAATTTAGACTTAAAAAATAAATTACAAATAAAGGAGCGCCAAAATGAAGCATTGTTAAGAGTTCTCGAATATTTAAGTAGTTTAGAAAAAAAGCAATGTAAAATAAATGTGAAAGAGCTAATTGATAAAATTACAGATTTAGAAAGTAAAATCGCGGAGTTGCGGAATACTATTTAGAGAAAATATATAAAAAGTTAATTATATATATAGCGAATATAATTATATAAATAGAAATAATAATTATATAATTATATTCTTATATAATTATATATAAACATGAAGAATAGAAATTCAAATAGTAAGATGAGAAAAAATAATAGAAAATTATTTAGCAATAATAAGTTGCTCAATAATAAGTTGCTCAATAATAAGGTAATATTATTTATTGTAACTGCATTAGCGTTGTTTTCGCTATATATACATATAACTAAATCGAATTTTAGTGCTGTGTTGTTGTTTTTCTTAACTGCCGCTCTTGTGTATAGCTTTACAAAAAATATGATATTGGTTTTAGGTGCTTCTTTCATAGTAACAACAATTGCATCTATGTCCAAGAATTTATTTGGGTTAAAAGAGGGTTTCAAAGAAGGCGCAGATGGCAAAGAAGGAAAAAGCACAGGAAAAGAAACAAAAACAGCAGAAGATGCTATATTAAATAAAATGAAAGCAAAAGACACAGAGGCAGACACAGAGGCAGACACAGAGGCAGACACAAAGGGAGACACAGATACAAACACAGCGCCAACAAGAACAACAAATAATAATACAAATGCAGATCGCGCTTTTGGTAATCAAAAATTATCACCTGCCTTATTTAATACACCAAGCAAAAAGAGTGTTGAGCAACAATTAGGAAAAGCAACAGAAGTCGAACAAGCTTATGATAATTTAGAAAAGATTATGGGTTCAGAAAAAATCAACTCAATTTCAACAGATACCAAAGATCTTATTAAACAACAAAATGAATTAATTAAACAATTAAAAACTATGACACCTGCTTTAAATAGCGCAATGAGTTCTTTAGGTAACTTAGATTTAAATAAATTAACAGGAATGTTTAATAGTGCTACAAAAAATTTATCAGATATTCAAGAATAATAAACAAGTAATCAATTAATCAATAAATATTTTATATAAATAATAAATATTTATATAAATAATAATGCCACATAATATTATATATATTATTAATAATAAGTTACATAATAAAAAATATAACCTATATACGCTGATATTTTATGCGTTAATAATGCATTCGTATTACATTTTATATATTAATCTACATAATAATAATTATATAGCAATCTTCATATATTTTGTATTGCTCTTATTATTTTATATTAAATTTAAGAAGTTTAGTTATGTAATAACTTATATATATTTGTTATTTACGCTTGTCTTTATCAAATTAAAAGTCAAAGAAAATAACACTAATTTAAGACAAACAGTTGCAGAGCAAGGCAAAGCAACTAGAACAAATTTAACAACTAATATGCCTCCAGAAGACAATAATATTACACCTTGTGAAAAGTATATAATGGATAAAATGGTTGAACGTGGATTAACAATTGAACAACCTGCAAACACTCCACAACCCGGAACAATAAACACCTCCTTAAATCTTACACCACCTGTAGCAATAAGTACACCTACACGATTAGTTGACCCTCCCCAACAATGAGAACACAATTAGTTGTTTAAGAAACCTTTATATACTATTTACTAATATAATATTATATTATATATTTATAATTTATAATATAGTATATATATGCCTAAAAAGTGTGCTCCTGGAATGTTGTGTATAGAAAATTATACGTTACTATTTTTTACTTTTTTAATTTTTGTAATTTTGTATTTTATGTATATTAAATATTCAAAAAATTTGAATTTAAATTCGAATTTGCATTCTAATAGTTATGGCGCTAATAGTGCTAATAGAAATTATAATTCTTATATAACACCTTTCTTAGGCAATGGCTATAGTAATAAAGAAAACGATGTATTATTAAACCCTTATAGCGCTCCGTTGCGCGACGATAGAATTTATAATAATTCAAACTTTAACGGACCCAGACTAGCTATTAATGTGCCTACTCAGTCAGTAAATACAAACTATAGACAAATAGGAATATTAACTCGCGTAAATGGACCAGAAACAATTTTGCCGTTGTTAGGTAGGCCATTATTTACAAATAAAGATAAATGGAATTTCTATACAATGAATGATAAAAATGGTATGATAAAATTGCCGGTTCGCTTTAAAAATAAAAGTTGCACTTCCTGCCAAGGTTGTGATAACGTGTATAGCGGAGACACAGTATATGTTGAAGGATATTCTGATACATTTAGAGTTACAGTTTATGATAATAACACATTAGAATATATTCCGAGTTTATAGTTTATAGTTTATAGTTTATAATTTGCAAAAATTATTTAAAAATAAAAACTAATTATATATTTATAGAGTTATGGCTTTTACTAGATTTTTTGACGATCCATGTAGAATTCAAAAGTATTTAGAAGAGTCTACAACTGTTGGCAATTATAATATGAATGTTCCAGGCAACGGAGCAAGCCCCACATTTTTCAACGACCCATATGTAAAAATACAAAAATGGGGAGGAAATTTGTCCTCAAACAAAACAGATTTAGAGAGTGAATTGTTTAAATTACATAGAAAACTAAATCGAGATAGCATAAAAGAAAATAACTATGTAGATTATTTAAATAATAATCCTATTTATAGTCAAAATAATAGTAACAACAATAATAGTGAAATAACAGGGCAATCGCGTGTATCGCACCCAGCTTGGGTATATAGAGAGATTAATAATTTTAATCAGAAAAATGATGAATATTATGTTCCAAATAATTTTAACTATTTACATTTAAATCCTCAAGCAAATATATGTATTCCTTTTCATAATAATATAAATTCGCGAATGTTGCAAAAGGATTATTATTCACTAATGAATAATTTTGACAGAGAGAAAAGAATTACAAATGAATAAAATTACACAATATAAATTTTATTATTTAGAAACTTGTTTAAACCTATAATATAATATATTATTTAATATTATATAATATTAAATAATATGGCGGCACTAGCTATACCTATAATTGTACTTGGAAGTATATTTATATTATCAGAACAAGAGAAAAAATCTGGTGTTAAAAATTCAGCGCAACAACAAATAGAATATAGTCGCGATTTGTTTTTAAATCCTACTAATACTGATAGTGTAAAAGCCGAAGGATTTTCTAATGCTAATTTACAAAATCGAGACTCAAACAATAACAATGCTTATAACAATAGCGCATATAGTAACAATGCATATAATAACGTGAATTTATTATCAGGCCAACAAACAACAGCCCAGCAATTTAAGCACAATAATATGCAGCCATATTTCGGTGCCAAAATTAGGGGTCCAAGTGTCGACATAAATAACACCGAATCAATTATGGACTCCAAACAAGGCGCAGGCAGTCAAAATTTTTCTAAAGCAGAAATAGCCCCATTATTTAGGCCCGACGAAAATTCACACCACCCCAACGGAACACCTAATAATAGTGATTTTTTTCAATCACGGATGAACGAATCTATGAAAATGTCAAATGTTACATTATGGGAACCGCAAAGAGTTGGACCTGGTCTTAACTTGGGTTATGGTTCGCAAAATTCAGATGGTTTAAATACTGGCGGAATAGAAGGCGGTGGCGGATTTAATTCGGGTATGATGGCTCGTGAATCGTGGATGCCTAAGTCAGTAGATGATTTACGCGCTGAAAACAAACCCCGAACCACCTTTGATTTAAATGGTCATCAAGGTCCTGCTATACACCCTATTAAAATGCAAGGTCCAAATACTAAAATAGGCGTTGTTGAAAAACATTTACCAGAAAAATCATTTGAGTCGGGACCACATCGCTGGTTTACTACAACAGGTGTCGAACAAGCACCGCCGATTAGAAGCACTCAAGTAATTCCGATGGAAAATAGAATTGACACTACTCGCGAATATTATGGTTCGGGTTCAAATACACAAAACGGACAAGCAACATACACAAATCCGGACTATGAAGAATCTAAGCGCCAAAATTTAAGTGCTCTTCCATTAACTAATGCAAGCGCTAGTGGAACTAACTATGCTAGTCCGTCAGACTACGGATCGCAAAGTTATAATATATTACATAATAATAGAACAACACAACCACAAACCCAAGAATTTGGAGGAGTTTATGGTATGGCAAAAGCAGCAATTACACCGCTATTAGATATATTTAGGCCTACACGAAAAGAAAATGTAATCGGTAATTTACGCGAAACCGGAAATGTTAATGGCTTAACACCGCAAGGTCATTTATTTAATTCTAATGACAAGACAAAAATAACAAATAGAGAGATGACAACCGAGAAAATAGATCTGAATTATGTTAATGTGCAAGGGCAAAACTATAGAGGAGACGGCTATAAAGTTAGCGGTCAGCAAAATTATGATAACCAAAGAACCACCACAAACAAAGAATATATTGGAACAGGTGGCAATAATAATCAGGGTCAGCGGCTTTATAATAATGCTTATGCGCAACAAAATAATGTAAATAAGACTTACGAGTCACGAGCAAATCAGGGCAATATGTCACTATTTAATAATTATAATAATTCCACCACTGCGCGAAATGATAACATATTCCAACAAAATAGGCCGTTAGTAACTAACAACGGCCTAAGTATTATACCTTCGGCTGAATTTATTGGAGAACTAAATGGAAAACAAGGTTATGATTTAAATTATAATAATGCTAGACTAGACGAGTCGCTATTAAGTGCCTTCAAAAATAATCCATATACCCAATCTCTCACAAGTGTTGCTTAAAAGCAATAAAAAAATTTTATTTAATTCAAAAAAAGTAATATATTATTATAAAAAATATTATATAATAAAAAATATTATATTATTAAAAAAAATTTTATATAATTCAAAAAAAAAGTAATATATTATTATAAAAAATATTATATTATAAAAAATATTATATTAAAATTAATTGTTATAGTTAATTTAATAATACAATAACAAATGTGCGGAATAACATTTATATATTCAAAAACAAATGACAATGCTTTAGATCACATTTTTAATAGCCTCGAATTAATACAAAATAGAGGTTATGACTCTATGGGCATATGCTATTATAATCAAAATACTTCTAATTATGACATAATAAAAAAAGCATCAACACCAAAAGACGACTGTTTAACTCTCTTGAAAACTAAGTTTAATATAAACAAAAACAAAAACGATTTAAAGACAAGCATATACTCAAAATTTGCAGTCGGACATACGCGATGGGCAACACACGGAGGAAAAACGGATGCCAATGCGCATCCTCATATTTCTAATAATGGAGAAATAATATTAGTGCATAATGGAATAATCAATAACTTTTTAAGTATTAAGGAATTTTTAATTTCGAAAAATTATACTTTTTATAGCGAAACCGACAGCGAAGTCATAGCCAATTTGCTAGAATATTATATTAATAATAATGCGAGTTTTGAAGAAGGTCTTTCACAAACTCTCTCAATGTTAGAAGGGACGTGGGGATTAGTAATTATTTATACTAAGGAAATTGACACATTTTATGTGTCACGGCGTGGCTCTCCATTATTATTAGCAAGCAATACTAATTATATATTATGCTCTTCTGAAATAAATGGGTTTAACGGACTAGCGCAAGACTATATAGCATTAAACGACAATAGTGTAGTAAAAATAAGCAATAACAATTATACATTTTTAGAATTAGAAACAAGTGAAAGTCAAACTAGCGCTAACACTAGTTATATTAGTTATAGCATAGAAAATAGCGATTATAAAGATATATGGAATACTAAAAATCAATATGCGCATTGGATGTTGAAAGAAATAAACGAGCAACCCGAAACAATACAAAAAGCGTATAATTATGGTGGTCGCATTAGCAACAACATCATAAAATTGGGGGGTCTTGACCAAATACTTAATATAACATCATATATAGAATATATATACTTAATTGGTTGCGGAACAAGTTATAATGCTGCGCTAGCGGGAGAGATTTATTTAAATGAGCTAAATAAGTTTGTAACTGTAAAATGCATAAATGCGTGTGAATTTACCGAAAATTGCTTACCAAATATAAAAAATTATAGCACACTGATGTGTATTTTTTTGTCTCAATCGGGCGAAACACTAGATGTTTTCAATTGTTTAAAGATTTGCAAAAATAAGCACTGTTTAACAATGGGAATAATTAATAAAGTAGACTCGTTATTAGCGCGAGAGGTTGAATGTGGTGTATATTTAAACGCGGGGCTAGAAATTAGTGTTGCCTCGACAAAGTCTTTTACTAGTATGTTGGTGGTGTTAAGTTTAGTAAGTATGTGGTTTGTTAATAATCATCATAATAATAATATGAAAATAAACAGTCTTAGATTTCTCTCGCACTCGCTAAAGCAAATGCTATTTTCTAATTCTATTAATAGCAAACTTACGGCTTTGAGAGACAATATAATACTTAAAAATTACAGCAGTATATTTATATTAGGTAAGCACAAGCTATATCCAGTAGCGTGTGAAAGTTCATTAAAAATTAAAGAGGTGTGTTACATTCATTGTGAAGGATTTTCAGCAGGTTCTTTAAAGCATGGTCCATTTGCTTTATTAGACAACACCAATTTAACATTGCTATTAATTGATAGTAATGATATTATTAATTATAATAATATGAAATCTACATATTATGAAATAATTGGACGAGAAACAAACTTATTTGTAATAACAAATTCTCAAAATGTTATAAATGAATTGCAAATAGCAGAGAATAGTTGTATGCTAATTAATAAATTGGATTATTATAATGAAATCTTATTTACAGTGCTATTGCAAAAATTGGCATATATAATTTCCGTTGCAAAAGGCATTAATCCAGACAAGCCCAAAAATTTGGCAAAAGTTGTAACTGTGGAATAAAGCTTTGCTTTGTTCTTTATATTGATTTTTTAAACAATATAAAGAGTAATATTAACTAGACATGTTTAAAGGTTAGTCCCCATCTGCTACGTCTAACATTGTCTTCATATATATTTGGTCTTAGCCCAGAGTCGTAAAATGTATTTTGATTATAGAAGATTTCATTAGCCGGATTTACGAGTGTTCTAAAATTAACTATGTTAATAATAAATTCATTTTGAGGTATATAACTTATTTTATAGGTCGCTTCGCTTTGTAATATATTATTGTTTTCAATACTATAATCTAACTCATAAATGCTATTCAAGTTATCTCTCAAATTTTTGTGAATATAATTGTTGGGTTCATTATTATTAATTAATCTATGTGGAGTATCATAAATTTGAATAACATCTTTAGAATTCGTAGTAAAAAACTGCGTTCTATCGACTTTTAGTTCATTCAATAATACTCTATCATACATTGCATTATCTTCTAATCCCCAGCCCCAATTATTAGGAAACCCATTACATTGCTCAAAATCACTACCTATTATGGAGAAAATACCACCTAATGCAAACTGATATCCGTAAAAGTGCTTAACTGTTCCTGCGGTCGTAATATAGTTAAAAGTATTCTTTAGCGCCGGTAGCGTATCAATATCATTAAAAACAAATGTAATATTTTTATAATCTTGCGGATACTTGTTTTTCATAGCAATAAACCCAATATTTTTAGTAGCTCCCCGATTAAAAGGCCGATTATCTGTTTGATGACTATAATAAATTTCATAATCATTTTTATCATAATCTTCCATAATGTATTTCATATATATAGAATAATGCGTCTTTTCTTTTTCGCGATTTCTATAAGGAATAATAAAAATTAACTTTGGAATTTTTAAATCCATATTTATTAATATAATAAACTATATTTAAATTTATTATGTTAAATTTATATGTTAAATTTATTATGTTAAATTTAAGACAATTACAAACAATAAAAAACTATTTAAAAACTAATTACTAAATTTTAATTAGTTACTAACTTAAAAACTCCCCCTAATTATATTTTTTCAAAATGATTTCAGGAATTAAAATAGTCTTATAATTTTCAAGCTTCTTATAACATTTATTAATAGTAACTTCGCTAATTTTGCTAACATTATTGATTGATGCTTTCGTAATATTTAAATTACAAACCTGCGATATAAAATATATAATACCTCCAGCAATTGAATGCGGTGTATTTTCAGGAATTAATTTTAGTTGCTCTATTTTAAAAGCAACAAATTTACACAAGTTTGTAAGCTCATTATTGATATTCAATTTACTGCAAAATCTCTCAATAAATGATGACGGTGTTGTTTGACTTAGCGATGTAATGTCCTCGTTTAAATTACTATTGTGTTCTATTTCATTAATAATTGTAAGAGCGTTTTTGCAGCCTTTTGTAGCACTCGCATTGTCTAAATTAAATATGTCAGCTATTTCTTTGGCTGTGCGCGGATAATTATTAATCCTGCAAGAAATGTAAATTGATGCAGCAATAATTCCATCACGATTAAGACCGCGATAAGTCTTTGTTTCCGATATTTTTTTATGAAGGCGCATTGCTTCATCAATAATAATTTTTGGAATGCCTGAATTTTGAGATATATTTGAAATTAATTGAAATTCATCATAGCGCGACTTTTCTTTATATGGCATAGCTTGCCAATCAGTATATCTGCGGATTTTATGCATTTCATAGCTTGATTTACCCGGACACAACACTTTGCAACTATAAGACGACTCTTGTAATAACGGATTAATAGGCATTCCACAACGTGTAGGGTCTGAGTGACTGTTATCATCTGCACCATAAAACCGCCATTCAGCAGTTTGATCCAAATTATCTTTAAAAATAAGACCGCAACACACATTAGAACATGTTAAAAATCCATCTTCTCCAATAAACAACGAACTGTCACAATTAGCACACATATTATCGCTTGTAAGCATGTCTTTTTCTTTTGTATAAACACATTCAAAGTCGGGCTTTTCTTTATATTCTTCATCAAAAATAGTCCATAGCTTTTTATTTGAATTTTCCTTTAATTTATTTTTCCGTGTTTCTTGCTTATTCGATTTTTGTGCTTTATTTATATTATTTAAAATCGAGTCAACATTTAACTGTAGTGACATTTATTCTCTCAATTATTTAATAATTTACTTTTAAACTTATTTTGTTTCAATTATATATTTTAATATAGTATTTTAATATAGTATTTTAATAATATATTATATATTATAATATATAAGTATATATTATGAGTTTCTTAACAAATATAGTTGATTTTTTTAGTAGTTCAAATAAAACACACGCCCAACTTAATAGTTTTGTGAATGAAAAGTTTACATTTTTTTTAAATAATTCAAATTTATTATTAACGTTTGTTTCGGATTTTGAAGACTATAAAAGTGGTGATCCTAATATACCAATTGGTAAATCTAAATGCAATGAATGTGAAGACTTATATATTTTAACAAGCGATATTTTTGAAAAATATTTTAATAGAATTAATATTCCCTATGACATAGATGTTAGTGAAGGAAATTCTAAAACAAATTACAAGGATAAAGTTTTGTATTTTTTTGATTTAAAAGACTTGAAAAAAATATTAGATGAACACAATTTAGAAAAATCGAGCTCTGATATTGCACAACTTAATAAAAAAAGATTGTTATGCAAAATAATCTCTCTGAGCTTTATCAAACTCTATATTATTGTTAAAAGTATATATCAAACTTTCAATATTTATGATTCATTGATTATTGAAGAAAAGACTGAAGAGCCTGTTATTGGAGAGGCTCCACCTATACACCCTACACTAGACCCTACACTTGACCCCACGCTAGACCCCACTCTCGAACCTGTTATACACCCTGTTCAAGAACCTCCTCTTGACCCTGTTCAAGAACCTCCTCTTGACCCTGTTCAAGAACCTCCTCTTGACCCTACTATACACCCTGTTCAAGAACCTGTTATTGACCCTTACGGAATACCTGATCCTTTTCATGACCCTTATAAAACACCTGAGCCTTATGAAAAACCTGAACCTATTGAAAAACAAGACCCTTATAGAAGAGCTCTCCCTCCTATTCAAACAAAAGACCATTATAGAAGAGCAGTCCTTCCTATTCAAACACATGACCCTTATGGAAGAGCACTCCCTCCTATTCAAACATATGACCCTTATGGAAGTGCAGTCCCTCTCCCTCCTATAGAGCTATATAAAAACCCTGATACTCAAAGTGGAGGCGGTGTGTTTTACAATATGTTTAATACACTATTAGGTAAGAAAACTGAATCATCAATTGTAACTACTAATAATGTAGCTAGTGGGTTAAGCCCAGCGTCACCGTCAATAACAGGGTTAAGCCCAGAAACAGGATTAAGCCCAGAAACAGGATTAAGCCCAGAAACAGGGTTAAGCACAGAAACAGGGTTAAGCCCAGAAACAAATCCAGATTTAGATCCAAATTTGAGTAAAGAAAAAGAAAAAGAAAAACTGCAATTGTCTAACAATATATTTTATTCAATATTTGTTATATTATTTGAAGATAGCAAAGACGAACAACTAGACCCAACTAATTTTAATGTTAGCTTTTTAACTAAAGGTGTAAGTAACATGACTAATACAACATTAGGAGCCAAAATACCCAAAATTTTACAACACATTTCTAATTCAAAAATATTTGAATTAGATTTCTTAGGAGAAAGTTGCCTTATTTTTAGAGATGACAATTTTAAATTTATACAACTAGAAACAAGTGACACTGAAAGCAAGGAAGCCACAATGTTTATAGATGAAGTAGATAAACAGCACGAACCATTTAATAAAATTATAGAAACAAAGCGCAAACTATTAGGAACTATTTTAAATAAAGAAAATAGAGACGCAATAGTACATTATTATAAATCAGAGTCACAGCACAAATTTGCTAATTTCAAATTTTTTAATGCGTTCAAGTCACATTTAAAAACAATGACAAAGAATTACTTTGACTCTCGTGCTAATTTATATAATAATATTGTTAAAGAGCTCTTTATGTTTGATAAAAAAACGGGAGCTATTATAAGCTTAAATAGCAATTTAACATATAAGTATATTAGCGAACTCAGTAAAAAGACTGAAATAATATTACTAGATTTACATATAACACTATTTAAAACATTGAATAGCATATTAACAGATAGCGTTAATGAAATTAATGTTATGAAAAAAAAAGCGCGACTAAGTGCACCAGTTACAAGACAAGAAACTGCACCAGTAAATGCGCCAGTAACACAACAAAGCGAATCTAACATAGCAGTTTCGCAACATTTAGGAGGTGCTAAAACAATAAAGCACATTAAAAGAAACAATAAAAGAAGCATTAAAAGAAACAATAAAAGAAGCATTAAAAAAAATAGGAAAAAAAGACAAACAAGAAAAGCAAAAAAACAATAAAAGCAAAAAAAACAATAAAAGCAAAAAAAACAATAAAAAGTAACACTCAAAAAAAAGGGCATTTTTAATTTTAATTAAAAAATTGATTTCTTATAACTATTTATGCAACTAATTATAAGAAATAAATATGTTTTCTAACACCACTCTCTATATTCCTGATTATGTTGTGGTTGAAGATATTCCTACTATTATTAAATATTTTGATTATTATAATATTGCTAAAGTAAAAAAAGTGCAAGTATTTAAACACTGCGAACCCGAATACTATGTTGAAGATAGATGCCCTTATGGTTTTGCATTAATTGAAATTGATTATTATTATGACAATCAAGGAGCTCGAAATTTCTATAGCTCTATTGAAAATAAGAAAGGCATAATCGTATATGATGACCCTAATTTTTGGGAAGTTCAATTTAGTCCATACGAAGAAGACAAATCTAGTGTTTTAGTTAATCGCAATAAGAAGTTTCAAAATTATTCAACTTGTGACTCAGACTATGACAGTGACGAAGAATGTTTTTATAATAATGATGAGCTAGAAGAAGACCAAGACGAAGACCAAGAAGAAGACCAAGACGAAGAAGAGGAAAAGCCTATTAAATTTAACACTGATTATAGTTTAGATAATTTTAATTATGCTAATTACGAAAAAAACTATGCTAGCTTTAAGAAAAAGCAAAGTTCAAAGAAGCAAAAATTAAGCAATGAGCTTTATGAGATTAAAACGGCTATTAACAATATATGCACTAAGCAAGACAAACTGCTAAAATTATTGCTTATTAATAATGAACTAAAAAGTAAGAAGCAAAAAAACAATCAAAAAATCAAAGAATTCAAAACTTCCTGGGCACGGCGTCTGCGTCACGAGTCTATTTAATACCTAATTCTTATAAAAATCGCCATCTTCATCTTCATTTATTGTTGCTTCTTTACAACATCCATATGTAGCACGATGCCATTTACTAATTCCATATTTTTTTATTCCTTCAATATGTTTAGAAGTTCCATAACCTTTATTACTTAAAAGTCCATAATAAGTGTCTAATTTAGGAAAATTAGCGCACATCTCTTTAATATATTTATCGTGTTCTACTTTTGCCAATATAGATGCAGCAGCAATTGAGCAATATTTATTATCTCCGCCTTCAACCAAAACGTGATTTAATTGTTTAATAATATTAGATGTTTCGCAATAATAAGTAAAAGGTTTAAAATCGTTGCCATCTACCAACAAATAGCACATTTCATTTGAGCATAATTTACCATTTTTCTCACAATAACTGTTTAAAATTGTTTTAATTGCTTTGTGCATAGCGCTTAAAGTTGCTTGCCTAATATTTATAGAATCAATGATTTTTTCATCTTCATAAGCTACTGCCCAAAATAGTGCATTAGCTTGTATATAGTTAGCAACGTCAATTCTTTTGCTCTCAGATGTAAATTTTTTGCTGTCTTTCAATAAATCATAGTTAAATTCACTGTTGTCAGGTAATATAACAGCAGCACTATAAACCCTACCAAATAGCGGTCCTCGCCCTGCCTCATCTATACCAATTTCTATAATAGCACTAGTATTATTATATTTTTTTTCGAGGCATTGTTTAGAATTTTTCACTTTTGACATTTAAAATTATATAGCAAATTTATTATATTATTTATATAATAATAAATAAATGAGTTTTCGCAATTTTAAAAAAAATTATATAGAAATTCTTTTTAAGAATTAAAATTATATAGAAATTTTATTATATTTATATTATAATAAAATAATATGGCTCTAAATTTTAAAAAAAATTTATTAATAATTATGTTATTAATAATTGTAATATTATCAACAATTGTGTATATTAATATGCAAAATATAAAAGAAACATTTATATCAAACAGGATTGACCCCAATAATATTATTCCAGAAAGTAGCGACTCTAGTTATAACTATTATAAATTAAATAATGGAGCTTACAATTATTATGTTGAAAATATAATTATGGACCCGGTTAAAACTGTTACAAAAGACCACTTTAAATCAGGAATCGTGTCAAGTTTAAAGAATTATTTTATAGCTAACAAGGCATTAATAGGATACACTAAAGATAATAGTTCTGTGCAATTATATAATGTTAAGCCCAGTGTTATATTAGATGTAACTGCAACACTAAAATCGGCTAGCTCACCTACAGACATTTGCGGTATGTATATGTTAATGCTTGAAAACTCAGGAAATTTATATGATTTATCTAATAACAAATTATCGAGTTTTAATATGAGAATTAATAATGTAGACATTATTAAATCAGGAGTATTTCAAACAATCGCTTTAAAAGAAACTACACTAATAGTAGAATCGTCAGCAAATACAACGCCTGCAACTGCCTCAGCCTCAATTGGTGATATAAACTTTTCAGGGCTATTTGGAAAGGCTAATGGAACGCAAGATATGAATGATGAGCTATTTTTATATTTATTGAGCAAAGGCAATTTCGGTTCTAGCTATGTTCCGCCTATATACAATAATTTTGAAACCGCTATGAATTTACCGTCAAATCCAATTGTAAATCCTGTAAATACTATGAACCCGTTAGAATATGCCGAAACACTATTTGCTCCACAAGTAACACCTATGATGGCAAAAAATTCATATTTAAATAGTGATGTCGCTATTTCTGCAACTAAAGAAATACCTAGTGTTTCAGCAAAAGACACTAGCACATTAAAGAATAATAACACATCTATGAAGGATGTGTTTAAATTTGACCCAGATGGTAATCTATTATCGCAAAATATAGGCACCAAAAATGTAGATGACTCTAGCAATCATACTAAAGTAAAGACCGTTTATAAAGAAACTACCGCTCCGTGCCCTCCACCACAAAGATGCCCAGAAAGCAATTTTGAGTGTAAGAAAGTTCCAAATTATGAGCAAGGTATAAATAACGCTTTTTTACCAAGACCTGTGCTAGCAGACTTTAGCACATTTGGAACCTAAATAAAGTATGTTAATGCTAAATATTATTTCTATTTATATCTTTAAATAGTAATAATAGTTATTATATACATTGTTCTCAAACATTATGACTCTAATAAATTAGATTAATCATAATATTTTCATAGTATGTATTATTTTTTTATAATACCTGTTTAAATAATTTAAACAGTCATCTCTCCTCATCCTCCTTTTTGTTTTCCAAACTTTCTAACTCTTTTACTTGTTCTTCGCGTAAGATTTTTTATGAACTTGATTAATTTTTTCTTAGAGAACGCTGCGAAGTTAATACGCTTTTTTTTTCTTGAATGGGAACGTTTATGCATTTATAACATATATATTTATTTTATTTATTTTATTTATTTTATTTATTTTATTTATTTTATTTTATTTATTTTATTTATTTTATTTTATTTATTTTATTTATGCTTAAAGCATTTTTTATCTATTTTAAATGTTTTACATTTTTTCTCTTGAGGAACAATATTTATTATGCATTTAGATTTCTTTCCATATAATGGTGTTGTGCAACCTTTTTCTTTTTCTTTTTCCTTCTTTTTTGTATAGTTAAATAGTTTAGATTTTTCAATAGTGCAACGGGATCTAAAATTTTCATAATTATCACGCACTTCGCAATATGTTAGTCCCGAATTCTTTCCTAACATTTTATTTATTTGTTCATGCAAATTAAAAATATAACGCGAAAAATTATTGCGATTTTTAAAAATAGTATCTGTTAATGGAAACTTTTTAAAATTATTTTTAAGATTTATTCTGCAATATTTGCAAGGCAATGTGTGCTGAAAATTAAGCAATAATTGTTTATATTTTTGTTTTTGTAAATTAGTTGGTTTAATTGGATAATTAAAACTCATTACGTGTAAATAATGCCACAAACTAGGCCCCCATATACTTGTTAACATACCATCTCCACTATTGTAATCTTTAGTGTTATAAATCATAAGTTTTTTTGTTTTTTTTTTAGTATTTTTAGTATTTTTAGTATTTTTTTTTGTATTTATCATATTTTTAAATAGTATTACTTAATAATATTAGTTAATATAATAATTTATTTATTATGTTAAATATAAAATAATTAATTATTTATTATATATAATAATTATGTTTAAAAACATTTCAAAGATTTTGAATAGTTATTTAGTAAAATTCAAAGATGATTTTGTAAATAGCGCAAAAGACAAGAAAAAGCTCTTGCTATTATTAGTTATAGTAGCACTATTTTTGTTAGTAGCACTATATGTATATAAATATTTTATCAAGAATTTAATAAATAAGAAACATCAAGTAAATAAAGAATTTATTAATAAAAAAGGCAATAATAGTGATGATGTATTAGTATTATATTTTTATACACAATGGTGCCCTTATTGTAAGCAATCTATGCCAGAAATTAAGAAATTTGAAGACTATGTTAAAGGATTAAATGCTGAAAACAGTTATAAAATTACAGTAACTAAAATAGATTGTGATGAAAATAGTGCTATGGCAACTAAGTATAAAATACAAGGTTATCCAACCATAAAATTAATATATAAAGGAAAAGTATATGATTATGATGCTAAACCAACTAAGGAAAATTTAATACAATTTTTAGAATCGACTATTAAAAAGAAGACTTAGAGACTGTTTCTCTTTCTTCTTCTTCTTCTTCTTCTTGATTAGTTAAAGAGCTAGTGTTAGGTTCTGCCTCTCTTGTTCCTTCTTCTTCTTGATTACTAATGCTTATGCTTATGGTTGCTTGTGCTTCTGCCTGTGCTTCTGCCTCTCCTTCTTGATTAACTAAAGTAGTAATTTGTTCATCACATCTAGTTTCTTTTACTGCATCTTCTTGTAATTTATTAAGAAAATTCGTTGCTTGTATTTTTCCTAAATTTACTAAATGACATCGTTCTTTTTCACAAGACATAACTTGAAACCAATAGCTTATATCAATAGAATTATACGACAATGCTGTATTAATATGATTTTTTATATAAGTAACAATATCATTTTCAACATTTGAAATCTTAACAAACAACTTTTTAATAAGAAAAAATATATATTCGAAAAAATTAGCATCTTTAGATATAACATTATTGGCTTTAGTATTTTCCAAATATTTATTATAAAAGCTGTTAGATAAGTCAATAGGATGCATTTTATCATTCATAAAACAAAAAATTTCATCATTATTGCATTCTTTGTCTGCAATACATAGATTAATAGGACAGCCAACTATTATACCACCATCTAAATAAAGGTCCTCATTAACATATAATGGTGCAAAAACTATTGGAACAGCTAAAGATATGTATAACGCATCTATTAATTCAACATTTGGAGTAGTAATATAGTTAAATTTGGTTTGCTTTAAGTTGCTCAAACAACAAGCAAATATATTGAACTCTATTTTTGTTAAATTATAAAACTCTAATAGACTAATATTTAGCGGTATATTTTTAGCTAAAAATAATGGCTCTAGTGCGCTAATTATTACTTTTTTATTAATTATGCCTTTTTCATATAATATATTAATATATGAACTATAAGAAATATTACATAATTTGTTCCAAGGTCTCTTAATTAAAAAATCATCCATCCATGTCCAATCGTAATTCAATATATAAATTAAGCCTATAATACCTCCAACTGATATAGAATAAATCGATTCTATATTTTTATAGTCAAGAAAATTTTTCTCAGTTAAATATTTTATTGCACCATATTCAACAAACCCAATAGGACCACCTCCTGAGAAAACTAAATGCTTAACTATTGTCATTTAATAATAATAATAATATTATTAAATGATAATAATTTTTTATATTTTTATATTTTTATTAAATATATATAAAATAACTATAAAATAAATATAAAATATATATGACACAGACTTAAAATAAGTATTTAATACATATAAAATTTTTGTATCAACTTGTGTATCAACTTGTGTATCAACTTGTGTATCAACTTGTGTATCAACTTGTGTATCAACTTGTATCTGCTCACTGCTAATAGGGTCATTTTCTAATTCTAAATTGCTAATAAACTTTTTAGCTTGTAGTGTGCCCAAATTTATTAAATGTGTTCTCTCAGTATCCGTATTAAAAATATAATTCCAATATTTCAAATTTGCACCATTATGAATTAAAGCTACATTTATACTATTTTTTATATGAACAATTATTTCATTTTCTATGTTTGATATGTTCATAAACCAAGTATTAAATAGTAAATAAAAATATTTAAAGAAATTAATATTGTTGGTAATACTAGTGCTACTAGTACTATTACTAGTGTTATGATAAACATTAGATAAGTCAATTGGGTTAGTTTTGTCATTTATAAAGCATAAAATTTCACTATGATCACATTGTTTTTCAGCAATACAATTATTTATAGGACAACCATTAATAATAGCTCCATCTAAGTAAAAGCAATCATCAATAATTAGTGGCGCAAATATTAATGGAACTGCTAACGATACATATAAAGCATCCACTAACATTATATTAGGCGTAGTAATATGATTAAATTTTTTTTGTCGTAAGCTCGTAAAATTACAAGCATATATATTAAACTCTATTTTTGTTAAATTATAAAACTCTAATAGTGTTATAGTTAAAGGTATATTTTTTGTTAAAAATAGTGGCTCTAATGCATTGACTACAAGAGCTCTTGTTATTATACCTTTTTCATATAGTAAATTTGTATAAGAAAAACGAACTAATTTGTTCCAAGGTCTTTTAATTAAAAAATCATCAAGCCATAACCAGTCCAATTTTAAAATATATATAAAACCTATAAATGCACCAATAGACACAGCATATATAGATTCTATATTATTATAATTAATAATATTGTTGGTTGCTAAATATTTTAAAGCACCATATTCAACAAATCCAATAGGGCCACCACCCGCCAAAATCAAGTGTTTAATTGTCATTATTATTTATTTATTTTTATATATAACTTTATATATTTTTATATAACTTTATACTTATAGTTCTAAAAAATAAGAATAAAATAAATATAAAATGAGCTTAATTACTTATTTTTTAATATTATTATAATTTAAAAAAAATAAGTATGTCTAATGATATTTTTTATAATTTTTCAAATAAAATAGACAGCGAAGACTCTTCTTTAAAACTAAATATTGACGAATTATATAGCAAAAAACAGCAACAAGACTTGAATGTCTTAAAAAATTATAATAATATATTGTTAAGAATACATAATAAAATTAAATATATATCCAAAAATATGTTAAATGAAAACTGCTGTTGGTATGTTATGCCCGAAATGATTTTAGGGGTTCCTAAATATGACCATAGAGATTGTACTGCCTATGTTATTGAAAAATTGAGAGACAATGGATTTATTGTAAGATATACACACCCAAATTTGCTATTTATAAGCTGGAAACACTGGGTTCCTAGTTATGTTAGAAGTGAAATAAAGAAAAGAACCGGAAACTCTATTGATGAAAATGGTAATATTATAAATGAAGAAAATAGTGCTAACAGTGCTAGTAATGCAAATACTCAAGCAGTAAATAGCGAACATATGCTATTTTCTAATAATAAAAGTATTAAAACTAATGCTAGTACCAAGGATTATAAAGATATTAAAACATATAAACCTTCTGGTAATTTGATATATAATAATAGCTTATTGGAGAAAATAAATATTAAATAATACTTAAATAGTAAATACTATTTATATTTTAAATGACACTAAAGCATATTTTAGCAACCATCTTAATTTTACTTGGTGCTTTATTTTATACTAATACTAATAATGGCGATTGTGTATATATTAGAGGGGGAGGATTTTCTGGATTTTGGTATTATTATGGATATTTACAAAATAATAAAATAGCTAATATAGCCAACAGACCTATTTATTGTTATTCTTCTGGGTGCGTAGCATATGTTGCTTCAATTAGTAATAATAATAATAATAATTTTAGTTATGTATATGATTTTGCGCATAACTTAGTAATTGATTACAACAATAATAAAATAAATAGTTATGAAGTAAAGGAAATATATATAAACTTTATTGCAAATAGTATTAGTAATATAGAAAATTATAATCTTAATATATTAACATCGAATTATTTAGGTCAATGCACAATTAAAAAACCAGCATCTATTAGTGAATTAATAGTTGCACTTGATGAAACAACAAACATACCAATAATAACAACAAAACTGAATTTTAGTAAAAAAATAGACGGAATATGCTGTATTACTTTTATAAATAAATGTGCAACTATTATCGAATTACCATACGACTATAAAATTTATAGAAATATTTTTAATATTAATCTGAGTTATGAAGATGTTATTTATTTTTTAACATATATTAACTTATAACTTATAACCACCCATAATATATATATGAAAAAAATTGATTTATTTTTATATATATAATTGCAAACTTATAACTATAACTATATAAAAAGCTTAAATATGAGCTTGAAACTGACTATTGAAACTAAACTCAAACCTTTGCCTAAATTGACAACACTATTGCCCCCATTTTGTGGTTTTATGATTGATGATGTAGTGACTTGTAATATATGTTTAGAGGACAATGATGGAGCTATTGAAGTCGATGGTTGTATTTCAGGAAAAATTAAGCGAAGACTTATTACAGCGTGTGGTCACATATTTCATAAAGCATGTTTACAACAATGGACTACTGCATCCCTTAAAGGGTCATTATGTGGGCTAATTAGTTGCCCATGTTGTAGAGGACCTGTATATATGGATGAGCAAAGCACTGAAACAAAAAAAAAACAGTTTGCTGCACTAGCACGTTGTGACTGTTGTCCAAGACATCAAAGAGATAAACCATTGTCTTATGAATATGACCCAGACTTAGATACTAGAACTATGTCAAAAGCACAAGAGGAAGCTCTTAACACTCTTTCAGCTGAAGACTATAAATATTGGTGCCAAGTTAACACATGGCGTCGCATGGATGAACGTGAATGGTGTGATTGCCATTGCAGAACAAGAATGCGCTCAATGGTTCGTCGCATTCCACCTCCTAGCTCTCATGACTGGCATGGTAAATAGCTTAATCATTCGAATTATCAACTTTTTTTAATTTTAATTTTTTATTTTTTTTATTATTATTATTATTATTATTATTATTATTATTATTATAAGAAACGATTTAAAATTTTAAACTTAATATTAGTAGCTGAAAAAATTTTATAACAAGTCTAATGAATCAATTAAATAAAGTTAGGCTATGTCTTTTTTTAAACACTTGTTTGGTAGTATTTATAGGATTTTATATAACAGATTTTACTACACAATCTACATATTTTCGTTTTGGACCAAATGATGATTTTATATTTATAAGCGTACAAATTAATACTATGCCAAAATATTATAGTTTATTAACATTAATATTTGTAAATGATATAATTAGAGTTATTATTCAAGAATTTGGAGACCCAATATTATATATGAATGTTTATAATCCAGATAAAAAAGAAATAGCTGACTTTAGTAAAGCACAATTATATTTTTACGCAAATACTATGTTTTTAATAAATAATATTAGGCGTATTTTTACATTATTAATTAGCATAACACAAATAGATATTGCATTATTTTCGGTAGTAGTAGAGCAAGTGGTTGTCATTGTTACAATAAAAATGTTGCTTGATGAGAAAAAATTCATAAATAGCAAAACATTGTTAAATAAAGAGGTTGCTAGTCTAGACATTGAAATGGATAGTATAGATTCTACAAAATAAAAATAATAATGTTGTTATGTTTTTATAAAATTGAATTGATTTTTATTTAATTAATTGCTAGTCTAGCATTTATATAGAGAGAGAGCGTGAAGCGACTATGAGTGCTCAAGTGATTATGGAGTTGATGACCAACATTGAGCATGACAAGATGGTCAAGGACGCTATTGCTTCTGCGATGGAGGGTATTCAGTGCCGCATGATTATTGCACATCTTCCTGAAAAGTTGCTCGAGATTATGAATATGTGGGCAAGAACTGGGTGGTATGACGACGACGGAGGGGCAAAGTTTGAGAAGTGTTTGTGGGAAGTCGTGTCTCGGGAGCTGAAGACTCGGGTGTTTGACCTTTTATCAGAGTGGATGATTCAGGAGGGTGGTCTGGTATACCCAGAAAAGGACTTGTTTTATGCCCTGTGCACCGCATCAAATAGTTTGCATTATTATAACGAAGAATACTGGCCGACCATGGGTGCTGAGCTGGAGGCTGAGGCTTTGAACTGGGTAAAGGAGCATGACGAGGGTCGCTTAATAGAGAGCGGTGACGGTGGATATTTTCAGTATTACGACTGTGTAAATGAAGAGGTGTGTCATATTATGCCTCATCGTCTTAAGCCTGTAGAATACGAGGAGCAGGTGCAAGAAGAGGCAGAGGAACAGGAAGAGATTGGTTTGGTTCTTGTGGGTACTAGCACTCTTGTGCCATGTTAATGCTAATAGTGTTTAAAGGTGTGTTGTGTGGTGCTGACATTAATTAGATACTAGTGTGTCTTGTATATTTTTTATACACTTGTGTGTATGCTAATTAAAATTGAAATGATTTTTTATTTAGCTAATTATAAGCCTGAACAAAGCAAAACAAAGCAAAGCAAAGCAAAGCAAAGCAAAGCAAAGCAAAGCAAAGCAAAGCAAAGCAAAGCAAAACAAAATATGGATACTATTAGAGCTAGAGCTTTGTATGATTACGATGGTACTGGTTTTCAGCGTAGCACTAGTATGGATAGTATTGATAGTAGTGATAGTTGGTTACAAACGCTTCATATTCGTATTAGCAGTTTGTATGATCACACTGCTTTTGTGCGTATCATAAATTATCAAATTTCTAAGATAGTAGAAGAAATTCAAAAAACTATTGATTTAAGTAAGATTTCGAGAGATTTAAAGGCAATTATTAATAGTTGGGTACGAACACATTCGTGGTATAATGAAGATAAAATGTCAAAGTTTGAGCATTGTCTTAGGAATGTAGTGACCAAGGAAATGAGACGTCAAACTATTGAGCGTTTAGAACAACAGGACATGCCTTCTTTTCCAGTCAATGAAGATGACTTGTGCTATGAACTAGAACAAGCGTTTAGTCGTTTGACTAGTTCAGAATTTTGGGATATGGACACCGACTTGACAACCGAAGCAAAAAACTGGGTAGCAAATCACGGAGAATGCCTAATAGAAAGCGACTTTGACCGTCCTTTTTCGTGGTTTAGCAGTCGGACTATGTCGACCCATTATCACTTGCCTCATATGTCTAAGTGCACTAATAATATAGATGTTGTGTTATTGAAAGTATTAGCAATCGACATTAAGCATGAATCAGGTTGGGCTTGCTCTATATGTTTGGAGAATAATTCAGAAAATCCTGTTTGTGTTAAAACTGAGTGCGGACATATATATCATCACAAATGTTTAGCTGATTGCAAGCGTGTGTTCTTAAAACAAAAAGAAAATCGCTCTAAGACGTCTGTTCCGTGTCCGTTATGTCGTGCTCCTTTTAGTTAATTATAATCTATTGCTATTGTCTTAATGTTTGTTTTTTATATATAAAAAAATGTTTTTTTTCGTTTTGCTTTGTTTAATAATGTGTTACACCCGTCAATGATAATTTCGCCTTTATAAAAACATCTGCTCTGCATAATGGGCAACTAATTCTTGGTTGTGTTGAATTTTTTTTAACAGCCTCCTCAAACATTGGATATAAGCATTTTCTATGATAAGTATGGTTGCACAAAGTTGTCATAGTGCTAGAAGGCTCCATAATATGTAAGCAAATAGAACATTCGTCTTCTTCGCAACTACTACATAGTTCTATTGTTTCATTATTTTTTTCTTCTTTAATGTTACAAATAGTAGCATATATTTTGCTTTTTATGTCAAAACAATCATCTTTGCTTGTTAATAAATCTAATGTTTTATTGTGTACATAATAACCAAAAATCAAAGTCCAATTATTTTTTTTATAGTCATCAATAAGCGAACGTAATCCAACTAAATCATTATGTGCCGATGCTTTAAACGTTACATAATGAAACATTTTTAATTTATAGTTAGCTAATTCTTCATAAAGTTGACATTCTAAAGCATAAGGTAGTTTTAACCCTTTAAAACCATTGTTTTCATCTAAAAATAATGTTTCAACAAACAAAATTATAGCATAATTTGTCTTTAATTGAAAGTCGTCTTCACTATGATAATGTAATTTAGTTAATACCTCATAAAAGTTTTTAATATTTTCCTTTTCCAAAATTACGTTAATCAAATACTTAGTAATTGGCTCGTTCATAGCTTTCGCTTTTCGCTTTACGCTTTTCGCTTTTCGCTTTTCGCTTTTCGCTCAATAAATTAGATTATATTATAATATAATCTAATCAATTTTTTTATGCTAAATATTAATGTTACTTGTGGTGTCTGGTATTTTTATAATTCTTTCCTTCTCCACGTCTATTAATAACTAACACATTCTCAGCATTAACCCTAATTGCATTTGGGTTTTTTTTTGTTGCTACTCGTACTCCTATTGCAGTAACTGGATTCGGAGATTTAGCTCTATATGGAGATTTGGGTTTATATGGCGATTCGGATTTACGTGGAGATTTAGAAGTTCGTGGAGATTTATATAAAGATGGACGTGATAGAGGTGCAGGTAGCGGCGCAGGTAGAGGTAGAGGCGCAGACGCAGGTAGCGGCGCAGGTAGAGGTAGATATGCAGGTAAAGATACAGGTACTTCTAGATGTGCCCGTGCAGGTAAAGATGCCCGCGCAGGTAAAGACGCAGATGGAAGGTCTGACACAACTACAGAACTTTTAAATCCTGTTTTGAGCACTTCTAAATTTTGAATAAATTCTTGTATTAATTGGTCTTCTACAAATTTGTTTTTTTCTGCTATTGCTAATATGTCATTTATTCTTTTAGGACTAAGAACTGTATTAACACTTACTACTCTTGGAATGACTAATTGTAAAGGACGAGTAGTTCCATAGAACGGAACATCAAGGGTATAATCATCTCTTATATAAATTAACAACTCTTGTAAAGCAGGGCGTAAAATCTTAGTAATTTGTTCTTCATTGCTTATATTAGTACTATGTTTACTTTTCTCCATCTTTATTAGATCTATTAATTTTTGAATATATTTAGCTTTACCGTAGTGCATTGCGTTATCAAGTATCTTCTTACCAAATATATCTTTAATTTTATCCACAGCCTCTTTATAAGCTGCTTCTTCCTCTGGTCCTCTACCTTTATTGTGTTTAATGTTAATTTTTGCTTTTGCTGTTGCTCTTGTTCTTGCTTTTCTATGTTTTTTTTTTGTTACTTTACGCATATTATATATATATAATAAAATATTAAAATATTAAATATATATTAAGAAAAATTTAGTATTAATGTCTTCTTGAGCGTCTGCCTCTTCTTGATGAGCCTTTTCTTGTTCCTTTTGTTCCTTTTCTACGAAGTTTTTTAATACGTTTTTTTCCTCTGGCAATAGATGCTAACGCAGCTTCATTTGCTTCTTTAGCTCTCTCAATAGCATCTAATATACCTTGTTTTTCTCTTTCAAAAGCGACGTTAAATTGTTCTGGTGTTGGCATATTTATATATATATATTATAAAATTATTTAAAAACTAATTAATAAATTAGTTATTTCTAATTATAATTATTTTGCTAAATAAAAAATAACTAATTTTTTCTAGATTGCATTTTATGGGGATTAGACTTTTGTCGCCTATTAGACTTTTGTCGCATATTAGACTTTTGGCGCCTATTAGACTTTTTATGATGTCTAGATATGCGACGCCGACTGCGACGGCCATTAGCTTCTTTGAATTGAGTAATATCGAAATCACTATGTTCATCACTAGAACTAGAACTAGAGCTAGAATTAGAATATCTAGCTGATATCATTTCTGCTACTGATTTTCGTGATGGTATAATTCTTCTAGTTGTTGTTTTAGTCGATTGTTGTGGTTTTGGAATGTTAATATTATTTAATTTGAGTAACATATTTTTAATAGTTCCCTCACTTTTAGTTTGTATATTTTCTATTATTTTATTGTTTCCACTTACTGAAGTTGCTAGTGTAATACCATTACTAGTTACCTTATTTGTAACCACTGCATCATGTTTATTAATAAATTTTAATACTACTTCATTTGTAGTAGGATAACTAGCATACACAATGGCTACTCCTCCATTATAGTAAACAATAGAACCAGCCTTTAATGACATATATAAATATATAAATATTTTATATATAAGAAATCCTAAATTATGTAGTTTATATTTTATATTTTGAAATATAAAATATAAAATATAAAATATAAAACGCATTATAATCCTATCTTAAAATCCTCCCCGTAGTCGTAATACAAGATGCAATGTGCTCTCTTTTTGAATATTATAATCGTTTAGTGTTCGCCCGTCTTCGAGTTGCTTTCCAGCATAAATTAAACGCTGTTGGTCGGGCGGAATACCTTCTTTATCTTGAATTTTGGCCTTAATATTGTCAACAGTGTCAGATGATTCTACTTCTAATGTAATCGTTTTTCCTGTAAGTGTTTTAACGAAAATTTGCATAGCTATACTATATATAGAGCATTATTATTTTGTTTTTATATTTATTTTATATATTATATAAACTTATTTTATATATGTCCACGTGTTCTTTAGATGTGTGTGCTAATGTTTTTAAAGTATACGTGTGTGATTATATATTTATGATGCGCATAAAAGTTTCAGATGGTCCATTAAGTAATGGTAACACTTATGCAGAATTAGAGCTGTATTATAAATCAACTGATTATGATGCAGTAGATAAAGTATATTATGTAGAATATGGACCTAACCCTTTAAGAAAATATATTGGTTCTAATGTTATATGGAATGCTGATAATGATTACGCTAATGATAGTCTTATTGTATTAGATTAATAATCTCTCAAAGAATAATTACTAATCTCTCGAATAATAATTTTTAAATTTTAAAAAATTGTAAAATTTAAATAATCTAAAATTGATAGTTATTAAAAACATTAATTGTTACTAATATAATAAAATGAAAGTTTTAGTATTTGATACCGAAACTACTGGATTACAAGAAAAAGGCGCTTCTATTTATGATAAATCTAAGTGGCCTTATATTATTCAACTTAGTTATATTTTGTATGATTTATCGGCTAATAGTGCATTAATTAAAGATAATTATATTACCATTGATGATTCTCTAGTTATTTCTCAAGAAAGTTATAATATACATCATATATGTAGAGAGATTTTAGATGTACAAGGAATAAATATTGTGGAAGCATTAACGGCTTTTAATGAATGTTTAAAAGACTGCGATATTGTGGTTGGGCACAATTTATCATTCGATAAACGGCTTATTTTTGTAGAATGTTTTAGAAATAATGTTACGCAATATTTTACAGAATTTGAGCATAATATTATGACACATAAACCAGAGTTCTGCACTATGAAAAACACAACTGAATTTTGTAAGTTAGAGAGATTAACTGCAACAAATAAAGTATATTATAAAAACCCAAAGCTTAGCGAATTATATACTATATTATTTCCAAATGAACAAGTTCCCAAAGATTTGCATAATTCACTGGTAGATGTAGCAATGACTTTAAGGTGTTATTTAAAATATGCTCATAATTTTGATGTTAAAGAAGTCAATAATACTCTTAAACCACTATTTTTAAGCATTTAGCAAATAAAATAATATATAAAAATTAAGAATAAAACACTATTATATATTATAAATAATATATAATATTAAGTATGTTAAAACAATTTGTAATAAAAAATATAAATTTAGTATCAATAGTTGTTTTTTTAATATTCTTTGCACTAATAATGTTTATAAAACCGTCCATTATTTTTGATACTAATGGACGGCCTCGCGAATTTGGAATAGGTTATAAAAATAAAACAATATTACCATTATGGTTAACAGTAATAATCTTAGCAATAGCCTCATATTTCTTTATTGTATGTTATATAAATTTTGATAGATTCAATTATTAGAGTTGATTATTAAGTCGGATTAGCCTCTTCATAATCTTTAATAATTTGGTCTACTGATTTTTCACACGAAATACCTATAATGTAATTATAGCTGATTGAGCTTATTAAAATTCCTGCTAATATGTACCATACAATTTTACCTATAACGTGCTTTATTGTTATTAATTTATATAAATGTATAATATCTGTATTTTCTTTATCTGCACTATCACCACCATAGTCAATTATTTTTGATTGTCTCAATTGACTAATAAAAGCTTCAAAATTAGATAAATTTATATCTATTTGGTTTATAAATTTAGATTTATTATTTTTAATTGTATTAATAGCTTTAACTAAATCGGGTTTTTCTTCTACATTAGTATCCGTTGGCAATAATTTTTCTAATGCAGTCGAAACACCTAACATTGATACAAACATATATCCAATAGTATTAGAAAAAGGAGAGACCCAACCTGGAAATAATTTTAAAATAAAATATAATAATACAAATATTATTAACCAAGGCATAACTGTAACTATTAATATATAATTCCATTCAATGCTTTGGTCGCATATCATTCGCGAATTATGAACATTTAAGAAATATGAACCTATAATAATAAACAATATATATATAAAATTTATAACATTGCTATCTTTAGAGTTATTAATAGCTACAATATCTGCACTTTTATTAACGGTAAAAACTGTAAAAATTAAGAACCCTAATGTTACTAGTATAAAATATATTAGTGTACTTGCTGGGCTTGGTACATCTCCTTCTGCCATATTAGTATAAAATAGACTAATATAATAAATAGCTATTTAATACTTATTTAATAGCTATTTAATACTTATTTAATAGCTATTTAATACTTAAATAAGTATTTATTTAATAATATTAAAAAGCGCTACTTATAAATAATGAATTTTGATATTGCAAATTATACAAATTTACAATTTAGCAAATCAATTAATAATCCAACTAATAAACCTAAATTAGTAGATAATGGAGTAAAATATTTTTTAAGAGAGGTTTTAAAAAATTGCCATAACTATAAACAAAAAAATTACAATATTTTTTACAATATTACTATGTTTATAGTTTTTGTATTAATATTAGGAATAATATTATTTACGCGTTATAAAGGAGGTTCTATGAGCAAAAAATATTATGAGAAAAGTATGAAAGACAAAGAATATATAATGTCTAAACTAGTTTATTATAATCGCCAAAATATAGATAATCAACAAAGAATAAAAAATAATATGATAACAAATTTACCCGACTATAGTAATCACGTCGAGGCTAATTTATTACATAAAAACTTGTATTTTTCTTAGTGGTTTTCTCTTAGTGCTTAACAATCATAAAAATTTATTAAATACTATTTAATACCTTTTTATATATATTATTAAGCATACTATAAATTATAAAGTAAAAATAAATATATACTATATTAATAATATAGTTTAATTATGACATCTGATAGTTATTATAAAGATTTACAAGATTATTATAAATTAAAAAATAGCTATGACACAGTAAAACAAAAGAAAATAAATGAATTAGCAGGGACTTACGGTAAAGATTATGACCAAAAGAAGCAGACTTTTGCCAAACTCAAATTAAAATGTATAAATTGTAAGCAAGACGGCGGAACCCTATTTACTGAAAATAGTGATATATTAAGAGCAACTTGCGGTAATAGTGTAAAGCCTTGCAAATTAGATTTGACTATTACACGAAAGAAATTTGCGCATATTAGTGAAAAATTAAGCGCTACAAAGCAAGCTCTAGAAAGCTATAAAAAAAATATTATAACTACTAAATTAGACTTCCTATTCAATTATATTGAAGAAGAACGAGCAATAGAAACATTCGAACTTTTGAAACAACAGTTAAACAATAGCCAAGAAACTTACATCAATTTATTAACTTTATACAATTCTATTACTCATAATGAAGAATTACAAAATTTAATACAAGAAAAAATATTGGTTTTTGAAAATAGTAAAAAACAATATGCTGAGGCTCTCGATTTATATAAATCAAGCGGACAAATAACGTATTTAAAAAATGCTATGGAAATCTATAAGACAAAAATGGCGCCATTAGGTAGTGAAATAATGAATCTAAAATATAAGTCTTCTTATGTCGAAAAAAACGAACAAGACCAATATATCTTTTTTCAAAACGCATACAATTTAGAAGATTTAATAATTGAATTAAAAGATTAAAAAGATTAAAAAGATTAAAAAGATTAATTATTTTAAATATAGTATTATATTTATAGAAAAGCTAATGGTAAATAAGTCTAATAAATTTTTTACAAGAATATATAGCTCAACAAAATATATAAATATTACTGTTTTTTTAATCACATTCTTATTGGGTTTAATATATATGTATTGCTTTGACTATAATAGAAAAGTTGTTGTATATCCTACACCTCATAATATAGATAAAATCGAATATAAAGACGAGGCTGGAAATTGTTATGGTTACAAAATAAAAGATGTTAAATGTCCTAGCAACAAAAGTAAAATAGAAATTTTGCCGTTATAGATTATAGATTATATTATAATATATAATATATATAATTATGATTAAGAACGTTGTTAAAAACTTAATGTATACAAATATTGGAAAAATAATATTATCCGTGTTATTAGGGCTGGGATTTGCAACACTATTTAGACAAATATGTAATTCCAAAGACTGCTATAGATTTATAGGTCCTCAACATAATGCGTTAAGGGACAAAATATTTGCAAGTGACACGGATAAAACAAAGTGCTACTCTTTAGTAGAAGAAAATATACAATGTGGGTCAAAAAGCAAAACACTAGACTTTTCTACCAAATTTATGTAATTAAAATATAAAATATAAAATATAAAAAATTGATTTAAAACGGCTAACGGCAATTAACTAGCATTAATTATGAATGTTGATACTAAGATTACTTATAATATGCATGCTATTAACGCTTATAATTCTTTAAATGTTACAACACAAGAAGATAACACTAATATATTATTAAAACTGTTTTTATACATTGTATTACGCTATTTTATTTAGTCTAAAGAGTTTTTAAATAATAAATAAAAATTATTTAAAAAAACACTGCGTAGTAATAATATTATTATGTCGTCTCCTGTTGAAACATTTGCTTTTCAAGCTGAAATTAATCAGCTTATGTCTCTTATTATTAATACTTTTTATTCAAATAAGGACATTTTTTTACGTGAATTAATTTCTAATTCATCTGATGCACTAGATAAAATCAGGCATCATTCGCTATCAAATAAGAGTGTATTAGACAGCCATAGTGAATTAACTATTAAGATTATTCCAGACAAAGCAAATAAAACACTAACGATTTTAGATAGTGGTATTGGTATGACTAAATCGGATATGATTACAAATCTGGGAACAATTGCTCAATCGGGAACAAAAGGGTTTATGGAGGCTATGAAGAGTCAGGGAGACATTAATATGATTGGTCAATTTGGTGTTGGGTTTTATTCTGCGTATTTAGTTGCTGAGCGGGTTGTTGTTACTTCTAAAAATAATGACGATGAGCAATATGTGTGGGAATCAAATGCCGGTGGTTCATTTACTATTAAAAAAGATGACTCAGGTATTGACCTTGGACGTGGAACAAAAATCACGTGTTATTTAAAGGAGGATCAGCTTGATTATTTAGAAGAAAGTCGGATTAAGGAGCTAGTTAAAAAGCATTCTGAGTTTATTAACTATCCGATTAGTCTTTATGTGGAAAAAACTGTATCAAAAGAAGTAGAAGTAGAAGAAGGCGAAGAAGGCGCTAAAGACGACGTGCCTCGTGAAACCGACGAACCAGAAATCGAAGAAATTAAGGACGAAGACTTAGCTAATATTGAAAAAATGGCAGAAGCAGAAGCAGAGGCAGAAACAAAAGCAAAGAAAACAAAAACAGTCGAAGAAATTGTAAGTGAATATGTTTTGCTAAATAAGCAGAAACCTATTTGGTCTAAAAAACCGGACACTGTAACGCAAGAGGAATATGCCTCATTTTATAAATCACTAACAAATGATTGGGAAGAGCATTTAGCGGTTAAGCATTTTTCTGTTGAGGGTCAGCTAGAATTTACTGGTCTATTATTTGTTCCAAAGCGTGCTCCTTTTGACCTATTTGAGCCAAATACGAAAAAACACGGACATATTAAATTATATGTTAGACGTGTATTTATTACTGATGATTGCGAAGATTTAATTCCCGAATGGTTAAAGTTTGTAAGAGGTGTAGTAGACTCCGAGGACCTTCCGCTCAATATTTCGCGTGAAATGCTGCAACAAAATAAAATTCTAAAGGTTATTAAGAAAAACATTGTTAAAAAGTGTTTAGACTTATTTGCAGAAATTAAAGCTAATGACGAAGACTATACTAAATTTTACGAACAGTTTAGTAAAAATATTAAGCTTGGAATTCACGAAGATGCTTCAAATCGTGAAAAATTAAGTGAGTTATTAATGTTTCATAGCACGAAGTCGGGGCAAAAAATGGTTTCGCTAAGCGATTATGTTGCTAATATGCCGTCTAGTCAAACGCAAATTTATTACATTACAGGCGAGTCGCTAAAATCCGTAGTAAATTCACCATTTATTGAGAAATGCAAAATGAGAAATCTTGAGGTTCTTTTTATGATTGATCCAATTGATGAATATTGTGTTCAGCAACTTAAAGAATATCAAGGTAAGTCGCTAGTATGTGTTACAAAAGAGGGACTAACGTTTGATTCTAGTGAAGACGAGAAACAAAAATGGGAAACTTGTGTAAATGATTTTAAGCCACTAACAGAGAAAATTAAGGAAGTCCTTGGATCTAATGTTGAAAAGGTCGTATTAAGCCAGCGTGTTGTTAACTCTCCTTGTGTATTAGTAACAGGTGATTATGGTTGGACTGCTAATATGGAACGAATTATGAAAGCACAAGCACTGCGTGACACTAATAATTCATATATGATGTCGAAAAAAATTATGGAAATTAACCCGCATCATAGTATTATTAAATCACTTAAAGAACGTGTTAAGTCGGCAGACAATGACGCTATGGTTAGAGACTTAGTAAGTTTATTATATGAGTCGTCCCTAATTTCAAGTGGGTTTTCTATTGAAGAACCGGCAACTTTTGTAAATCGTATTAATAATATGATTAAGCTTGGGCTTTCGCTCAATGATGATGATGAAGAGACTGTAGATGCTAAAGAAGACGATGCTAAAGATGCTAAAGAAGAAGAAGTAAAGAAGGAAGACGTAAATGTAGAGGAAGACACTGATTCGCATATGGAAGAGCTTGACTAGACTAAAATAAGTAAGTAAATAAATAAAGTAACTATTAAAATTATTATTTGTTTAACAATAATTTTAATTATTTTTTAAGTGTTGCATTTTTGCTAAATTATATTTGCGTTATTAAATGAATAAATATTTAGAGAACTATATTAATTAATTAATTAATGTCTTCAAGTGGAATTACTTCCATAAATGAACTTCCTTTATTAAATAATCAAAATGGACATATACAACAACAACAAATGATGAGCCAACAACCTCAAAATGTTGTTTTAAATAGAAATGAGATTGTATCAACTAATAATAATCAAATGACTACATCGAGCTATACTCAATTATTGCCATCAAGTGGTGGTTCTACTATGAACAATCCAATAACTATGGAAAATAGTAATCAAAGTCAAGCCCCACCTAACTATAATGAATTAATAAGTCAATTACAAAAGGCGGCTGCTTATGGAACAACGGCATTACCTTCGCGGGATATTCCGATGGAACCTTTAAAAGTTGCAAATGATGTTCAAAGTCAACCCAATTATATACCTCCTCCACAGTTTCAAGAAGATTATATTAAAAATAGTATAACCCCTCAAAATTTGGTAGACACTAATTCAAAACAAATAAAAAACAGTGCTTATTATGAAAAATTATATGGTGAATTACAATTGCCAATAATAATTGCGCTATTATTTTTTCTATTTCAATTGCCGCTAGTTAAACAATACAATAAAAAGTTGCTTCCGTTTTTATTTAAAAGTGATGGTAACCCAAATTTATACGGTTATATTGCTAATAGTGTATTATTTGCATCAATGATTTATGTATTATTAAAGCTTGTTGCTTATTTAGCATAATTCTTTCCAACTTTAATCCATAAAAGAATACTAATTGTGAAACCTACTAAAAATCCAGCAATACATTTATCAGAAGGCTCCTTAAAAAATGGACTAGTTAAATAAGGACCTATGAAAAATGTTAAAATAGAGTAAAATATCATAATAGCTATTGACATTGGCGAACTTAAGTGAGACATTATATATATTTTAAATATATATTATGTTTTTGTTTTTAAATTATTTCTAAATAATACTTTATTTTTGTTTTTATTTTTGTTTTTATTTTTGTTTTTATTTTTGTTTTTATTTTTGTTTTTATTTTTGTTTTTATTTTTGTTTTCTTCTAGTTTTTTTAGCGCCTATTTTTCTGTGTGTTATTTTTCTTGCTCTAAAATATTTTTTGCCAAATGCGTTTCTAGATGAAGTGGACGAGGCACTAGATGGGGCTCGTGATGGTGTTAAATTTAATTCTAAGTCATCTAGTGATAAATGCATAGCTGGTTGTCGGACAAGACTGGTTGGACGCGTCCCTATATTAGGTTGGCGTTGTAGTCTTGGTGGTGCAGATAAGGGAGGAAGACCAGGAGGAGGAAGAGGAATAAGAAGACGAGGAACCGGTCTAGACCTAGACCTAGAATTTGAAGCTAGACCTAGTTCTCTTCTTTCATTTAAATCAAGAGCACTTACTAGATTAGCTATTTCAACAATAGCTGTTGTTGTTTGAAGACTAAGAGTGTCTAAATTGCTAATTAATGAATTTAATCTGTCACTATTAATGTTGATGTTTTTTATAGTCTCTCCACTACTGATTATACTATTAATACTATTAAGGTCATTATTAAAGGATTGTAAATAACTGGTCCTTAATGCCTTAACTCTTTTTATATTAGCAATTATTAGTTTAACGTTAAGCTTAATAGCAGCTATATTTGTATTTGACATATTAGTAATAGCACTAATTTTAGTTAATAAATTGCCTAATTCTTTTTTTATAGCAATTAGTCTTCCTAATTCTGACTCATGTGGTATTGGAGACATATATATTATATATTAGCTTTATATATTAATTATTTTATCTTCCATATTTGCAATACTGTTTTTGAGAGAATCCACGCGGTTTTCTACAATTAATAGATTTCTTATATTTTGCGGTCCATGCTCCGCCTTTTTTGCCTTTTTTGCCATTTTTGCCCCTTTTTTTAGATTTGCGTTGTCTTTTACCTTGTCCTATATTTTGATTTATAGTTAATACACGGTATTCACTAGTCATTGTATCAAGTTCATTTTGTAATTGGTCTTTTTGTTGCGTTAATTCTAGTATGTCCGCATTTAAAGTTCTATACTTTTCGTTTGCTTTAGTTAAGAGTTGTAGCTTAGCCTCTCCTTCTAGTCTTAGTGGTTTAATAATTTCTCGAATAGCACTATTAGTAATACCAAGAATACGAGTTGCCTCACTATGACGACTTCTTATACCTTCTACATCATTAGGATGTGTTCTACTATAATCATTAAAGTCGCGTAATGCCCTAGCATATTCAATTCCACTATTACCTTGCAATTCTTCTTGAGTAATTCGCGTTATTTCTTGAGTGCAATAGCGTAGCCGTTCTCTAGCACTAGTAGCATCGCTATTTGCTGCTAGTGCTCGTTCTCTAAAATAACTTATATCAGCTTCTAATTCAGCTATTATAGTTCTAAATTTTTTTATTTCTTTTGCTAAAGTTCGTCTTTTATAGGCTAAACTTGGTTGATGTGGTCGTGCTGAACTTCTTATTGGTTCAGGGTCTGTAGTTGTTTCTAAGCCGGTTGTCACCAAGCTTGTAGTCGCCAAGCTTGTAGTCGCCAAGCTTAATGGTGCTAATGCTATACTTAATGGTATATTATTAGACATATTATATATATGTTACTATTATAATTAATATTATTTGTGCTATTTTTCTAAGAGTTATATTTTTTGCCCTTTTTTTTAGATTTGCGTTGTTTTTTACCGCGCGCTTGATTTAACAATGTGTCACGAATACGCACTCTTGCAAGTCTACGCTTAAGGTCGCTTACTATCCTCATTAAACTTTGTTGTTGTTGATATAAACTATAATGATGCTCGCTTGCTAGTCTGTATGTTTCGCGTGCTAGTGCTTTTTGTTCTATAATAGGAGCAAGACCTGTATCCATTAGCTCATCAAAAAGAGCACTAACTTGATCAAATCTTGCTTTACGATTATCATAATAATTTGCGTCTGGTGTGTTTTCATCTTCATTATTTACGTGCTCATACCACCATCTCTTAAGTTCCTTATATTCCATTCCTAATTCGGACTGATTAAAATTCGTAAGAAGTGTGTATCTTAAATTATCACGTTCTGTTCTCAACCTTTCATAGCGGTCGCCTTCGTCATCTCTACGTCTTAATGCATGGTCAACTTCAATAGTTAGTGTGGCTAATGCTGCGCGTTGTTGTCTTAAATCGGATTCTAATTCTCTAATAGTATTTCCTAAAATGGTTCTGCGCGTTTCTAACGCCCGTGTTCGTCGTGCTAATGCGCTTGGATTATTGCGTCTTTGAGTTGCCGACCTTAAATGCATTCTGGGGGTTCTAATAGTATTTTGATTAATGCTAGACATATTATATAGTATACTATTATATTAGCATAATATAATATTATAGTAATATTATTATAATAATTTTTACATTAGTCGAGTAAATAATTTATATAAATGATAAATAATAATAAATGCTCCAACAAATCCTAATGCTCTATATGTTTCTTTAGTTAGTTTCTTTTGCAATCCAAAATACGCTAGTGCTATAAATCCAGGTATAAACACTATATAATGAATAATATTTAAAATATTTCTTAAATTAGTAAATTCTAAAGTAGGAAATGGGACAAATAATATTATTGCCAATCCTAATACTCCTAGCGCATAATATATAGGTTTTGGTGACTTAGCTTTAAAATAACCAATATATACTAATAATGCACCAATAACTAATATATGTAGTATATTGACATATTTCATAGGTAATCTTACAATGCCCATTTACTATTTTAATATAGTAAGTATATTATATATTTTATTTTTTATATTATTTTTATTATTTTTATTATTTACTTAGATTTCCAATATAATATTTTGGTAAAACGTTTTCTTTTACAAAACTAGGATGATTAACAGATTTAAAAAGTCGCGTTCCATTTTTGCCGACGGCTTTTAAAATAACGTCTCCTCCTGGGTGTGTTGGAATCCAACTTGTAATATCATAAACCTTATTTTCAATTATTGTCCAAGCGTCATTTTTCTTATTATGTTTTTTGACTTCACCCAATGTAAACGCTTTTTTTTCGCTACCACCTAACGTAGTTTCTTCTACTTTTACTGCTAGCTCTAGCTTATTATTGCCTCGTTTTATTGAACGTTTTAAAGTCTTGGTCTTGGTCTTAGCTAATATTTTCACTAATTTAGCTATACAACTTTCTGACGTCATTAAAGCGCCTTCGCACCATGCCTGATACTTTGAATAATTCTCTCCAATAATAAAAACGCGCGGATAAGGATTTATTAATTTAACACTTAAATAATCAGAGTCTACGTCTTTTTTCCAACACGCCACACCAGCATCCCAAAAATACATTTTGATATATTTACTTAAAGGCACCTTTATATTATAAATGCTAAATAACAAATTTAGCTTTTCATTTAGTTTAACTTTAACGTAATCAAGTCCCTTGTTCACTAATAAGTTATTCCAATAGCGTGCATTAGCGCAATCACTATAGCTACTCATAATTAGTCCATTGTCTGAAGAAACAGGAATTACAAATTGGACATTAGTATTTGTAATTGTTTTTTCAATATTTTTGAACCACACTGAACCGCTGTCTTGTTCTTTATCATAAATCTCGTAAATTCTTAGCAAATTAATTGAGTTTATAGAGTTTAACTCGCTTAGCAAAGGTTTGAAGATTGTCAATTGTGTCAAGCTTTTTTTAGGAATAGCGCATATTACATATTTTGAATATAGGGTGTCTGGACTAGACACTTTTGTATTATAATTTGCAACACTTATTTCAAATAGGTCGCTAACATCATTCTTTTTATAAGTTATATTTTCAACATTAGAGAGATTTTGTAGCCTTATATTATGCGATTTATAAGCCCTTGTTTTTTTAATAGCTTGTAACAGCCGTTCTATTATTTGTTCTAGCCCCCCGTTAAGTGTAAAAAATTCAGAGCTCTTATTATAATCATATTTAAAATACTCAATAGCATCATAAGCATTTAATTCATTTAAATCGGAAGAATATTCGAACACGTCTTCGACTTTTCGAGAAAATGATGCAGACACATATTTTGTAAGAAACTCATACAAATAATAGCTTTGTTTTGTCGTCTTGCCTAATTTGGAAACTAGGGGGCTAAAGAAAAATTTGGTTAATTTGTCCATAATGTAGTCTTTTGCTGATGTTTTGTTGCTTACTTTATTATTTGCTGCTACTTCTATATATGTTTTAGTATTTGGAATAGGGATTAGCTTTGGTTTTAGTCCTAGTTCATTTATTAAACTAGTTATGAGTTTATGATGATATCCTAAGCGTCCTGCGCCTAAATCCATAACATATTCTTGCTTGTCTATTGTTTCTTTATACGAATATATTCGGCCGCCATAACGCTGACCTGATTCTAATAATAGAATTTTTAAATGTGCATATTTGCTTGACAATTTATATAAGGTGTAAAGACCTGATATGCCTCCGCCTATTATTACTAAATCATAAATGTTTGTAGCATTATGATTTGTTTTATTTGTTTTATTTTTCTGTGTATTAGTCATTAGACTATATTATATTATTATTAACTTATAGCAAGATAATAATAATAATGCTGTAAATCTCTCAACTTCTTATTTATAATTTGCTAATTTGCTAATTTGCTAATTAATTAGACAAATGTGATAGTATATTCATTGAATTAGTAACACGTTGGCGCGCTTGTCTTAATTCATCACCAATACGTTCTTGATTTCTAACTAATCTATTATAGGTTGCTGAAGGTATACCTGTTAGTCTTAAACTTCTATTAGATTGTTCGTAGTTGCGTAGGTCTTGTGTTGCATCATTATATGCTTGTGTTGCATTACGTCGTTCTTGTAATGCTTGGTTTCTAGCAACTAGCGCCTCTTCATAAGTAATATTTGGAACCGCTAAATGTGCATACACATTGTTGGGTATAACTGTTCTACATAATGGACAACTAGCGTGTCCAGAACGCATACTACTTTCTAAACATCCAGTATGAAATCTGTGCGTGCATCCTAATTTTGTAATAGCTTCATTTTTTGCCATAGGTTCATGACATATTGAGCATTCATTTGTTTTTTCTAAATTTGCATAAATTTGTTCAATTGAGTGGGCGTGTCTTCTTCTTGTTTGCTTACCTCGTACCCGTTTTTGAAGCTTTTTAGCTGCAGAACTTCTTCTTTTTCTGCGACTTGAAGAACTTCGACTTCTTGAAGGCATATAATATAATAATATATTTTTATATTGTTATATTATATTATATTATATTATATTAGTGTAATCGTTGTGATTCAGGTAGTGCATTATACATAGCTTCTGCTCGTTCATTTGCTAGTCGATAACGTTCGCGCGCTGCCCTTAAATTGAGTTCTTCTATTTGTAAATCTCTAATGCTAATTCTTCGTCGTTGTGTTGCTGTCCTTGTAGTTGCTCTTGTTGTCCTCGCTAATATAGTTGCTATTCTTTGTTCTATAACTTTCACAGCCTCATTCGCTGCTATACTCTCTTGTAGTGCATTTATTACACTATCTACATTATTATTTTGTGTTTGTCTATTATTTATTGTTCTGGCATTATATAAGTTTCTTAGGATTTGTAGTGGTCTAAATATTAAGTTTCTAAACGTTCGTCTAGCTCTAGTTCTAGTTCTAGTTCTAGTTTGTAGTGAAACATTAGTTATAACTCTTCTACAGTTAGGGCATTTATTATTATAAATCAAAGCCTGTTTTATACACTTAGTATGAAATATATGTCCGCACGGTAAAGCAATTGTAATATTTTTTTTCATAGGCTCAAAACATATTGAGCATTCATTGTCGTTAGCTTTTATAGTTTCTTTTAGTAATTTTACTGCTCTTCGACTTCTAGAACCTCGAAAACCTGATTGAATTTTTTGTGTTGCTGCTAATTTCTTAGTTCTATTAGCTCGAAAACTTGATTGAATTTTTTTTGATGCATTAACTTGAATAATAGATGATGACATACTATTATATAAGGTTATTATAATAATTTTTTTATAAAAAAGTTATTAAGGCGAATCACTAAGCATTTGCGAACCACTAAGCATTTGCGCGCCAATATGGTTTGAAATCCGTAATGCATTTTGCGCATTGCGTCTTGCGTGTGTTAATAATTGTGCAATTCTATTAGTAATATAAAAAAGGTGTTGGTATAATATTTCATCGTTTGTGGTTGGCCTTGTGCTAAAGCTTACATAGTTAGCGCTTATATAACTTACTTCATCGTGAAGACTTATTAAAGTAGTCTCGGTATCATTTGCAGTTACTTCATTAATTATTGCATGTTCATAAGTTATATCTGGAATTTCTGATGCATCAGGTAATAGTTGGCTTTGTAGTGCCATACTTTGTTCTATAGTGTCTAGTTCGCGTGCGCGTTCTATATAGTGTCCTATTAGTTCAATTGGTTCTATATCTAATACATAATCTAATTCATGTATTAGTGGTTGTATTTCGAATAGTGGTATTATTTGTCGTTCTTGTTCTTCTATAGAAGGATATGATATATTAGTTACAACTGCCCTACACTTTGGACAAGTTCCACCAGTGCTAGTCAATGAACGCTTTATACAGTTTTTATGAAATCTATGTCCACAAGGTAATGCAATACGAACATCTTTAGTCATAGGTTCAAAACATATTGGACAATCATGAACTGTTGTACTAGTATTTTTTTCTCTATTTATTACTTTTCTAGTTTGTTTTCCTCGAACTTTTGACTGAATTTTACGACTTGCTTTTGACCTTTGCCTTTTTTTACTTCTAAACCGTTTTTGAATTTTTTTAGCTGCAAAACTTCTTAATCGCGATGACCGACGTCTTTGCGTTTGTGAAGGCATACTATATATATTATATATAATATATATAATATATATGACTATAAAAATAATATTATTATATTATACGTCTTATTAATATGGGAGCCAAGCATCATGTAATCCTTTAAGTATTTTTATCCAATTCCCTAGCTCTACCAGCTTTATATCTATAGCATTAGTCATAAACCTCTGATAGTTTTCTATTTCATACAGCTTAAACATTGGTTCGTAAAGTTCCATAAAATGGGTTATATGACTAGTGATTAACTCCTTTCTGGCTTGTAAAGCTTGCATATATTTAGCACGCGCAGGCACAGCCCGTGGATCATTAGGGTATCTGGGCAAAAAACGACCTCTAAATTTAATAGTTCTATCTGCTTTCCATAGGCTCATATAAAATATAGCCTCGCTAGTATCATTAGGCCATATATTAGAACTATTAGAAAAGGCTCGCATACCTTCTGTATATTTCTGTCTGTCACTAGCATTTAAAACCATCGGGTCAAATTGGGGGTCATATATTCCATCATGTTCATAACGTGTAAAATGAGAAGGGTCAAGTGACATAATAAAAGCATCCCGATAGTTATAATATCTTGGAGGCGCACCTTCTGCTCGGTCCATGGGGATTTCACTCTCTTTAAGAAGAAGATGTGAAACTATATGTGATACAACTGATGGATTTCCAGGGTCAACAAATTCTCGACCATATGTTCTTGAATGAACATCATTTAACATAGTTTTAAGTAAAAAAGAGATTTCGTCTTTTTTCCCTTTTGCATATCTTCTTGATTTATATTTTTTAACTAAATTTCTCTTTTTTCTAACTTTTCTTGTTTTTGCCATATATTACTATACTATGACTATAATATAATAATATACAATAATAATATACTATAATAATATACTATTATAAAATAATATAAGGCTATAAAAATATTACCTAAGGTCCGGCTCTTCCTCATCACCCCCAATTTCCTCTACAATTTCCGTAGCATTGTTCCTAAGCACTTGCGCGCGATTTAATAAATCAAGCGTTATATAATACATATTAGTAACATCTTGGTCAAGTGTTCCATTTGTTCTAACATTTCTATAGTTTTGATAATTTTCAGAAGCTTCATAAAATAGCCTTCGTATTTCAGCTACAATTTGGCGTGCGTTATCTTGAATAGCTAATGCTGGAGTTAATGTTATATTTGGCATTTCTCTCGGGTCGGGTAGTTGTGCTAGTCGTTGTTCTAGCATTTCAATTTGTTGCATACGTTGTAATATATATTGTCTTCGTTGTGTAGGGTCTAATATTGCTGCTGGTGCTTGTGGTGCTTGTGGTTGTTGTTGCGAAAGCGGAACATTACCAAATGTTCGATTTGCTCTTCCTTCTGGTACATATGGTATATTAGTTACAACCGCCCTACAATTTGGACAAGTTCCATTAGTGCTAGCCAATGAACGCCTTATACAGTTTTTATGAAATCTATGTCCACAAGGTAATGCAATACGAACATCTTTAGTCAAAGGTTCAAAACATATTGAACAATCATGAACTGTTGTACTAGTATTTTTTTCTCTATTTATTACTTTTCTAGTTTGTTTTCCTCGAACTTTTGATTGAATTTTACGACTTGCTTTTGACCTTTGTCTTTTTCTACTTCTAAACTGTTTTTGAATTTTTCTAGCAGCAGAACTTCTTAATCGCGATGACCTACGTGTTTGCGAAGGCATATATTATATAATAATATATTATTTTATTTTATGCTATATTATATTATTTTATGCTATAACATATTATTTTATAACATAGCATAAAAGTATTTTATAAAGAAATTATAACTAATTTATGTCTTAATTACCCTCTTCTATGTATTGGTGGTGTGAGTCTCGTGTATGCTCGCATCCATGTGGTCCATTGTCTATTTGTTAGCTCCTCTTTTTCTTCTTCGTCGCTTGGCAAGTTATTAATTATTAAACTTGACTCATCCAAAAACTCAGTTAGCTGTTCTTTTGTTGTCGCACTATACATACTCGCTATTAACTCATTAGCACGATTAATAGCGTCATTAGTTTTTTTGCTTCGTTTAGCTCTACGTGCTTGTAATTGTTTAGCTCTAAGTTCTTCTAATCTTGGATACGCTTTAAACCGTGCTTGAATCCGTTTTGTTGCGAGCTCTCCTCGTTTGTTATATGGTAAGCTATGAATTAGTACATCTGATTCATCCAACAATACTTGTGCCTCCTGTATTGTAGCAGCATTAAGTATTCCTGCTATTAATGTATTAACACAATCAATAACAACATCAGTGTTAGCAATATTAATATTAAAACTAATAGGCATTGAAAGACGTGTTTTTAGGTCATGCGGTTGCTCTGGGACTATAGATGTTCTACAAATTGGACAAATTGGATTGAGGTTGTTTTCTTTAAGACATTTTCTATGAAATATATGACAGCAACGGAGTGTTTGTGTAAGTTTTGGTTGCAACATAGTACCTAAACATATAGGACACTGAAGATTTGGATTTGCTGACGCTCTTGCTCTTCTAAATTTTTTTTGAATTCTTCTTGTAGCAAGTCTTTTAGAGTTTAGTTTTGATAAATCTGCTAGCGTTTGTTCTCTTTTTCTTTTACTTTTTCTGAACGTTCTTTGAATATGTGTAATGGCTTTTGTTGTTGGACTTAAAGAAACACGTCTTGGACTTAAAGACGCTAGTCTTGGACTTACAGACGCACGTCTTGGACTTAAAGACGCTAGTCTTGGACTTAAAGACGCTAGTCTTGGACTTAAAGACTCTGCTATTGGACTTAAAGAAACGCGTCTTGAACTTACAGACTCTGGTATTGAAGTTAAAGACGCTGCTGTTGAATCAAAAGGTGGTAACTCTGCAGGTTCAGGCGCTATTCTAGATCTAGACCTTCTTGTTAATCTACTTCTAATACTTCTTCTTAATTTTGCTGTTTCATTTTTTAAACTTCTTATAAGGTCCATATGTATAATAATTATATTATTTTTTATAATGCTATAATATAATTAATAATAGACTATGAATTCTAGTAAAAATAAAACTAAAACTAATACTAATACTAAAACTAAAACTAAAAATAAAAATGTTTCACAATTATTTAAGTTAATTAGTGAAAAAAAAATATTTTTAGCATTAATTTTTTCAAATTTACTACTTCAGCACTACATTAGTTATTATGTAAGTGCTAATATTAATTTAGACACGCCTAAAGAAGAAGAGGAAAATCCTAATAAATATAACACTATTATTATTGTTAGTGCTTATATATTAACTACAATATTTATTTTACTTTTAATTTTTGTTCCTATGTCTATAGTGGTAAAATTTATAATATTTTCTCTCTTTTCAGTTGCATTTGGAATAGTATATGCCTCTCTAAAACACAAATTTGACCCTGGTTTTGTGCACGGGTCAGCTGTAGGAACAGTAATGCTTTTCGTTTTTATGATATTATTTGGGCTAGCACTAATAATGAGTGGCATTCAATATACCAACAAAGTGGCTTTCGGTATATTTTATGCATTAGTGTTGTTAATAATAGTAGGTGTTATACAATATTTTATGTATAATTATTTAGTTATTACAAAATTAGTGCTAGTTGTTTTAGCTGCCTTATTTGCATTATATATTGTACATACAACAAATAATATATTGCTACGCGACTATGAAGGAGATTTTATAACTGCCTCGTTTGATTATTATATAGATATGTCTAATTTTTTTTATGCATTAAAAGTTGATGCTGATTAATTTTATTTTATACTATTTTATTATAAAACTATGAATTCTAACAATTCTAATAATTCTAATAAATCAAATAAATCTAATTTAGCAAATAAAAGAAAAAAATCTATTTTTAAGAATGATATATCACAAGTATTTAAGTTGATTAGCGAAAAGCGCTCTTTTTTTGCGTTAATTTTAGCAAATTTATTAGTCCAACTTTATATAACTTATTATGTAAGTGAAAATGTCAAAGTCGATGAACAGAAGAAACAGGGTAAAAAATTTAGCAGCAAGTTTTTTGCTGCGTTTATAGCCTCAATTGTTATCATTTTAATTTTGGCAATTGTTCCTATGCCTGCGTGGTTGAAATTTATATTCTTTTCTCTCTTTTCTGGTATTTTTGGCATACTTTTAGGATATAGAAAATATGGATTAGATCCTAATGTAATTAAGACTGCATTTGTTGGAACAGCTAGTATTTTTGTTTCTATGTTCATATTTGGACTAGCACTAATAATGAGCGGTATTCAATTAGGTTTTAGGACTGCATTAGTGTTACTTTTTGCCTTGTTAGCACTAATTATTGTTAGCATTGTGCAAATTTTTATTGCTCAATCGTCGTTATTAAAAAAAATAATAGTCATAAGTTCGTTAATATTGTTTTCAGTATATATTGTTTATGATACAAACAGTATATTGCAACGCAATTATGATGGCGACTTTATAAGTGCATCATTAAACTATTATTTAGATTTAATTAATATTTTTAGTGCATTATTGGGTGATTAATTATTGGGTGATTAAGGTATAGGAATAAACTTCCACCCTAAATCGTCACAAATTTTCTTCCATATTTGGTCTTGTTCTATGCGCTTTTCACGGTCTTTTAACATAGGAAAATATGGTAAAAAACTGCGCTCATTTAATAATTCGCATAATTTATATAATGTATAATAATAGTTTAAAAAATTTACTCTTTCTTTAGGACAATATTTCGAATATGGCTTTTGTAGTTCCATAAATAAATTGCATAGTGTTTCTTCGAGCTCTGCGCTCATAATAGGCGGTCTAATTCCTAGTTTATCTTTAATAAATGGTATATGTTCGTAATATTTATTGTAGCCCAAATTTTTCAATATTTCTTTAGTTTTTTTATTTGACAAATCGCTCAAACTAATGCGCTCTTTTTTTATTTGGTTTTTAATGTTTTCAAAAACTTCGTCGGGTATATTTGTGCTTTCTTTAGCCTGAAATTGCGCCAAAATCTCTTTTAAATGATTTATGCGTTTATATGCATAAGAGCACACTTCTTTAGGTGGTTCTTTATAGGATGGTTTATCTATATCTATTAAATATTTAATGCTATTAGAGCAATTAGAGCATATTGTCATACCTTCGCTTTCAACAAATATAAGCTCTCCATTATTACATATATTACATATATCGGATGGATAAATAAACTTGTCATAATTTAAATAATTAGGGTCAATATTATTGAAATATTTATCAATATTTTTATTGCTATCGTTTTTAACTAATACATTTTTATTTGAATGCTCTAACAAATTAGAAGACGCATCTTGAATTAAATTTAACGAAAAGAATTGTTTAACAATATCATTTTTGTCAGAATTTTCTACCATTTCATTAGATGATATATTTTTTTTATTTTCAAAATAATCAAAAATATATTTAGAATTATTCAAATAATAATTCTTTTCTTTATTTCTGAGGGCTTTTATTGTGTTTTTATTTTTATTAATAAGTTCTACTATTTCCGTTTTATTTTTTGCTTTAATTAACATAAGTTCTAATTTATCAATTTGCTTTAAACATTTAGGGATGACTACCTCTTCATTATGTTTGAAAGATTTTATTATTTCATTATGTTTATTGTCAAGTGTTGTTTTTATAACGCCTGTTCTCTTCATAGAAAGACTAATTATATTTTTAGTGTATTAAAAATTTATATATTAATTTTTGTAATTGTAATTGTAATTAAATAAAATGATTTAATTATATTATAAAAAATTTAAATTATATTATAAATTTTTTTTATTAATTAATTAATTAATTAAATTTAATTAATTAATTTTAAAAATTTTTTTTCTTTAGGAATATTATAAAAAAATGGCTGGTGGTTTAATGCAATTAGTCGCCTATGGCGCTCAAGATGTATATTTAACAGGTAATCCCCAAATTACTTTCTGGAAGGTCACCTATCGTCGTCACACTAATTTCGCGATGGAATCAATTGAGCAAACTTTCAACGGCCAAGCTGACTTCGGTCGCCGTGTTACTTGCACCATTTCGCGCAATGGTGACTTAGCTTTCCGCACCTATTTACAGATTACACTCCCTGAAATCGGTCAAAGCTTAAAAAACACCTCTGGTGATGTATATGCCAGATGGTTAGACTTCCCCGGTGAGCAGTTAATTTCGCAAGTTGAAGTTGAAATTGGTGGCCAGCGTATTGACCGTCAATATGGTGACTGGATGCACATTTGGAATCAGCTAACATTATCAAAAGAGCAAGAACGTGGCTACTACAAAATGATTGGCAACACCACCCAATTAACATACATTTGCGACCCCACTTTCGCCAATGTTGATGGCCCTTGCTCCGCCGATGGTGTTCGTCAGGTGTGTGCTCCCCGCAATGCGTTACCCGAAACAACTCTATATGTTCCACTACAGTTCTGGTATTGCCGTAACCCCGGTCTAGCTCTTCCATTAATTGCTTTACAGTACCACGAAGTAAAAATCAATTTAGACATTCGCAACATCGAAGAGTGCCTATGGGCTGTTAGTGACATCACCGGTGCGGGTATCAAAGTTACAAATGCATACAAACAGTCGCTAGCGGCTGCCTCGCTCTTTGTTGATTACATTTTCTTAGACACCGATGAGCGCAGACGTATGGCGCAAAACCCCCACGAATACTTAATTGAACAGCTTCAATTCACTGGTGACGAGTCGGTTGGTTCGTCGTCCAACAAAATCAAATTGAATTTAAATCACCCGTGCAAAGAATTAATCTGGGTTGTCCAGCCCGACATCAATGTTGATTATTGCGCATCGCTCACAAGCAACCACTCGCTAAATCACTTGCTAGGTGCTCAACCATTCAACTACACTGATGCGCTAGATGCGTTACCCAATGCTATTCACGCCTTCGGCGCCAAGGCCCTTGTTGGCAGTGGTCAATTCATTACTGGTTCATCAGTGTTCCAAGACCCATTCTCTAGTCAGTTAATACCTGGCTCAGCGTTCGTCTCGAATACTACTGCAACAAGCGCCACTGGCCCTGTTAATACAAGCGAATCGGGTGTTTCGGATGCCGGCACATTCGTTTTAGCTGAAACTGCGCTAGATATGCATTGCTGGGGTGAAAATCCAGTTGTAGTTGCCAAATTACAGCTTAACGGCCAAGATCGCTTCTCCGAGCGTGAAGGCACCTATTTCGACCTCGTCCAGCCCTTCCAGCACCACACCCGTGCTCCCGACACCGGTATTAACGTTTATTCGTTTGCTCTAAGACCAGAAGAGCACCAGCCTTCGGGCACCTGCAATTTCTCGCGCATTGACAATGCCACTTTACAGCTAGTCCTTTCGAATGCGACTGTTCAGGGTGTTTCCACCGCGAAGGTGCGCGTATATGCGGTTAACTACAACGTTCTCCGCATTATGTCGGGTATGGGCGGTTTAGCGTACAGCAATTAAATAATAAATTTTGTGTTTGTGTTTGTGTTTGTGTTTTTTCTTTATATTTAGCATTTTTTAATTAGCATTTTATTTTAGTAAATTAAATTAAAATAAAATAAAATAAAATAAAATAAAATAAAATAAAATAAAATAACAATAATTATTATATACTTCATTATTAATATGAATATAAGTTTTGTATTGAGCAGTTTTTATTTAACATATGTATTTTTACTTACAACAGGTGTTATAACATTTACTGAAGCATTACGAACACCTATTCCTGTTGTGCGTCATATTATGAATATTGAAACGTGTATTTCAGTTATAGCGTGTTATTTTTATGGATTATTTATAGCAGAAATAAAAAAATCGCAAGAAACACCAAAAACACCAAAAACACAAGAAAGTCAAGACCCAAATACTGCAGAAGCTAACGACAAAGTGGCATCTGTTATTCCTATAGCAAAAATCAATAATATGCGCTATACTGATTGGTTTATCACAACCCCATTTATGTTATTAGCTCTCGCTATGGTGTTGGGTTATGAAAATAAAAAGCAAGTTAAGATTTATCCATTATTATTAACGTTTGTTTTCAATTTTGCAATGTTGCTATTTGGTTATTTAGGAGAAATTAGAGTATTAACTAAAAATATAGCAAGTTTTATAGGTTTTATATTCTTTTTTCTAACATATGGAACCATTTGGAAGCTGTATATGACTGGCTCAAAAATAACATCCCAATCAAAATATATATTTTGGATTTTCTTGGGTGTATGGTCGCTTTACGGAGTATTTTATCATACAAAGGAATCAACTAAAATGTTTGGATACAACGTACTAGACTTAATTGCTAAAGCAATCATAGGTCTTTTCTTCTGGTTATATTTAACAAAAACGGTAGTATTTTAATCTAATATTTAAATATATGAATGAGTGACTTGTCAAAGAATGACCCGTCAAAGAATGACTTGTCAAAGAATGACCCGTCAAAGAATGACTTGTCAAAGAATGTTATAATAGAAAAAGACGAATGCAAGAGAATAAGAAAGCACAACGCGGTTAAATTACCTAGCACATTAGCAGATTTGAATATACCTAAATATATTAACTATTATAATGAGTGTTATAATAATGAAAAAAAACTATATAGAGAATACTTTAAAATAGAAAAACATCCGTATCAGAAAAAAAACAAAACATATATTTCTTCCAAGTCTAATAAAATAAGTATAATAGAAAAATTAAATCAAATAAAAAAAATATTGGATGAGTTAAATGCTAATGATGCTGATGATGCTGATGATGCGATAAATGCTAATGTAGTAAAATTACCCAAATATATTTCTGTTAAAAATCACATAGTAGATAGTAATAAATTCTATTTAGTTTATGATAAAAAAGGCGCTAGTCGTTGCACATTACAAGTATTATATAATAAATCCGAACCCTTGACACAATGTTTAAATAACTTTTTAGAAACTATTAAAAATAAATTTGGGAACAAAATTGATTAAATTATAGAGCTATTTATATAATCATATTTGTATATGTTAGTATATGTTATCCTTAAAAGAGCTCCCTAATGATATATTATATATTATATTAGCCAATACTAATATTATGTGTCACGTATGTCAAAAAAAATATAATTTCAATATTTTATTTTATAAGAAGCAAAGCAAATTCTATTATTGCAGCAAATTATGTTATGAATTTATGTAAAAAAATATTATAAATTTTGAAATAGCTATGCTATGCTATGCTATGCTTTTTTTTTTAACCATTAATGACAAATTTGTCATTTATTAGTTCCAATAGCTCATTAACAAGTTTGTCCTCATCAATATCAAAGAAGCATTGAATATTATTAAGGATTAGTGCGGCATCGTCATCAGGTGTTAGCTCCCTATCTCCTGGCTCACGTAGTAATGTATTATATACATATGTAATCACCGGAATATTTTCACAAGTTACAATACGAGCATTTTTTATATATTCAATATAATCAAGAACTAGCGGAAAACCTTGAATAAATGCCTCACAATCTGTGTTTAATCTATACATCAAATAATCGCGAATTTCATTTTCATTAAAATATGCATCGTATACAGCTCTTGCACAAATCTTTTTAAATTGACTTTCTACAAATGAACCTGTCATTAGTTCAATGTTAAGGTGGGGCTCATAATTAGTCTTTTCAGTAAGCATTTGCATCTTTAGCATTGATTATTGGATTATTGGATTATTGGATTAATGATATAAAAAGTAATATAATATATTAGAAATCAATTTTATTTATAAGATATATATTATAAATAAAAATTATATTAAATATTATTAATAAAAATATTTATATAAACTTTATAATATGAGTTGTATATTATATTATAGTAATTATTGTGACAATTGTAAAAAATTATTAACATTATTATCTAAGTCGAGTGTAAAAAACGACATTCATTATATATGTATTGACAAGCGAATAGTTAGAAATAATACTACTTATGTTGTATTAGAAAGCAACCAAGAAATACTACTTCCAAATACTATAAATGCGGTTCCTGCGTTAATGATTATAAATGATAACTATAAAGTATTATATGGCGACAACATAATGAATTTTTTAAAGCCAGTTGTCCAAATGGCGGCTCAAAAAGCTACTAACTATAACGGAGAACCATCCGCGTTTAAATTTGATTTATTATCTAGCGGGGTTGTTTCAGACAATTTTAGCTATTTAGACCAAAACAGCGATGAGCTATCGGCAAAAGGGAGTGGCGGATTAAGACAATTATATAGTTATGCTACAATTGATTATACAGACAAAATAGAAACTCCACCTGATGATTATATTCCGGATAAAATAGGAGAAGTAAATGTTAAAAATTTAGAACAAGAAAGAAATGCTATTTAAAAATAACTATTAAATTAATTAAATAGTTAATTAGTTAATTAAATAGTTAATTTTATTATTTAAAGTTATTATATTAATTTTACTTATTAATGACAAGTAAAATTACTTTTACATTGACTAATGAAAATGCTATTACGCTTATTAACTTTTACAAAATTTTCAAGGATTTACTTATGGATTTGAAGACGACTTTTAATGATAAAGTTGGTTCATTAATTGATAATAATAAAGACTATCAGCATATTATTAATTATTGTTTACCTGATTATAAGGATACTATGAATGCTGACGAATATGTTAGTTCTATTGAATTAACTAGTATTAGCATTGAATTTATGACTGCATTAAATAATGTTTATGAATATTGTAAGCATACTTTTGCAGTGCGAAGTATTGATATTTTATACCAAAATGAAGATATTTTTTTAAACAAGCCAAATGTTAAAAATTCAAATGCTAGTGTTATATGCACTATGTTTTTACCTGATATTGAATTTTCTGACCTATATTATGATGATACTAGCGCGCAAACAAAGCAAACATTATGGAAATATTTACAGCTTATATTATTTAATATAATAACATCTATTGATGATGTTTCGTTTTTTGGAGATTCATTAGAATTGCTTAAAATGATTGATAGCAACAATTTTTCGGCTAAAATTCAAAGCACAGTTGAAGAATTAAGTAATATGTTTTCATTTAAAGAAAAGTCTAGCACAAAAGAAGACGAAGGCGAAGGTGAAGAAAGTTTTTTTGACATTTCAGGAAGTCCGTTTGGAATGTTTGATACTATGTTTAATGACTTATCGGCTAATTTTAAAGGCTTTGCTGACTTTGCGGGTATTGATGCGACTGCGACTGCGGATGATGCTGATGCTGATGATGCTAATGATGGCACAGCTAAACACAGAGATTATGCTATTCCAGATAAAGAGGAGCTTTTTTCACATTTAAACAATTTAATAAATGGAAAAATAGGTTCATTAGCTAAAGAAATAGCTGAAGAAACATCAAAAGACTTTGATTTAGAGAGTGATAATATAGGTGATGTAAATGAACTTTTAAAAGGATTTATGAAAAACCCCTCCAAAATGATGGGACTTATTGAAAATATTAATAAGAAAATAAACAGTAAAATGAAAGATGGGTCAATTAAAGAAAGTGAGTTATTAGAAGAAGCAACTGAAATATTTAAAAATATGAAAAATATGCCAGGTATGAATAATTTTAATGATATTTTAAAGTCAATGAACCTTGACAAGTTTATGCCTAAAGGTGGAAAGATTAATCCAAATACTTTTCAAAATATGATGGAGCAAAATGTTAAAATGTCTAAAATGAAAGAGCGTATGAGGAAAAAGGCTGAAACAAATAAAGAGGGGTTTAGTGCTAATGTCAGTGCGAATAATGCTAATACTGCGACTGCGAATAATGCTGCAAATGCTAATAAAACCGATTTAAAGGATATTACAGCTAATCTCTCGTCGTTAATGGAAGAAATGAAATCAAATACTAGTTTTATTGATGATATTATTAAAAAGCAGGGAGTTAGTGCTAATAATACTCCTCGCTCAAGCGATGAACAATCTAAACGCAGTTCCAACAATAAGAAAAAAGCAAATAGAAAAAATAAATAATGCAACCTTTAGCGTGTGTTGTTTATTATAATATATTATTATACAATATAATATATTATTATAAAATATACTATTATAAAATATACTATTATAAAATATAATATTTAAAATTTATTATTAAGTTATTATATTATAATAAATAATGGCTAGTAGTTCTAACGAAACATATATAGGAAAAAATACTGGTCAATTGAAAGATGAAACTTTTTCAGAAGATAATATTATTACTAAAACAATTAAATTAGATAGTGAAAATACAAATAATGCGAATGCAAATAATGCAAATGTTGCAAATAATGCAAATAATGCAAATGTTGCGAATGTTGCAACTAATGAAAACAGCATATTTTGGTTAGCTAATCCTAGTATTTTATTTAGTAAAAATCATATGACAGAACTATGGCCTACTGAAAAAATGACACGAGAGCAAAAATTAAATGCTATAACTAGGCTAGTTATCTTATTAACTTTAGCGGGTTTTTTTTTGTCTAATAACTATAAAATTCTTGTTACAGGAATTGTTTCAATAGTTTTCTTAATAATTACATATAAAATTTTAAATAAAGATGCAAATGTAAAACTAAATGAAACATTTAGCAATCAAAATATATATGATAAAGTTAAGCATAATTTTACTAATCCAACTAGTGCTAATCCAATTATGAATATATTATTACCAGAAATACAGGATAATCCGCATCGTCTTGAGGCAGCGCCCGCATATAATAAAGCTGTTGAAAAAGCAATAAATCAAGAAACACAAGACTTCATTGTTACTAATTTTAATAATGATGAAACTATTAGAAAAAAATTATTTGATGATAGAGGAGATAAATTCGATTTTGAATGTTCAATGAGGCAATTTTATAGCACAGCAAATACTCGTGTGCCTAATAATCAAAATGAATTTGCGCGATTCTGCTACGGAAATATGGCTTCTTGTAAGGATGGTGATGTCGAGATGTGCTTTAGAAATAGCGATCGTTAAAATTGTTTTATTAGTTTTAAATTGTTTTTGTTATATATTTATTTTTGTATTTTTGTTTGTTTGTTTTTTTTTTATTGTTTTTATTTTGTCAAAATTATATTTATAAAAAAATATAAAATATAAAAAAATAATATATTATTTAAAAAAATAATATATTAAATACATATAAATGACTTCAACTGTGGCATATCCATATACATTTGATTCGATGTCTAGAATTGGCAATGATAATCCCGCACTTGATCAGCGCAATATTCAAAATATAAATGAAGCCAATTATAATTTAGAAAACTTTTATCCGGCCTGTCCTATGTCAACCGCTATTGACTTTGCATTAAGTCAGCCCAATGTTTTCTACAAAGGTTCTCACGAAGGAGGCGTAAAAGGGTGCGCAATAGAGGCAAACAATGATTTAAAATATACTCATATTTCGCGACCTGCTTGTAAATTGTCGCTAGTAACAAGACCCTTTTTAACTGTGCCATATTTAGGAAGAGGCTACGGAGACTGCGCAATAGAAACACAATTAAGAACCGGGCAATTTGATTTAAATAAGAAAACAGTTAATAATATGATGGAGCAATCCTTTTCAGATTATCAAAACTATCCTCTAATTGATAGTCTAAAAGAAACCGTTTCAAATAGTGCTTATGTAATTGAAGACGACGCTATGAAAGGTTGGCAGCGTGGTGGTATGAGTGCTCGCGAATTTGCACGCAATCAAGATAAGCAATGAGCGGGATTCTTTAAAAAGAGCGGGATTCTTTGAAAAGAGCGCTATATAGTTTGTTAAAAAGTGTTTAAGTTGTTTTTTTATTATATACTTTATATTTTATTATGTTTTATTATTTTCATATAATAATATAACATATGGCATTATTTAACACAATGGCTAAAAAAACTAAAAAGTTAAGAAATATTGGAACTAGAAAATTTAAGGCTCTTAGAAAAAGATTTTTAACAAGAAAAGTGCCGTCTTTAAGCCCTAGAACAAAACTTGTTACGCAAATACAAAGAACATACAGAAAAAAATTGAAATCGAGAGAAGCATTAAAGAAAAAACTTAAAGACGCGCAAAAATGGGCTGAACGTGAAACCGCCGAAATTGAGAGAGCTAGCGCTATTGTTGCGTTTAATAAAGAACAATTAAAAAATAGAACAGCGCTTGACGGGTCAAGTGTAAGAATGACGCGGGGTCATAAACAAAAATTAGAACAAGAAATTAGGGATGCACAATGGGTAATAAATAGTCATAATAGGTATAATTATAGAGCACAAGCGCGCGAATTGGAGCAACAATTAAATAGAAAATAGAAAATAGACAGAGAACTTGTTATTTATTTTTTTATATTGCCATATTATATATGACAATATATGACTTTGTAAGAAATAAAACAAGAAAATTAGGCAATCTAGGCACTACATTAGGCACTAGATTTGTAACTAGAAAAAACAGAAACACATCTAAACAAAGGTTGTCATTAAGTCCTAAAACGCTACTTATTACGCAAATTCAACAATCTTATAGAAAAAAGTTAAAAAGACAACTTGATATAGCAAACTTTCCAAAAAAGCGAGCTACGCGAAAAATTATGAGTGCCTATAGAACTGCGTCAGCAAATCCAAATCTGGAAGAATGTCCTATATGTTTAGGCTCTATGTTAAATCCCGCCGCTACAACAACACTTTACCATTGCAAACATGTATTTCATACTTCTTGTATTAAAGGTTGGGCACTACCAAAATTTCATCCTCGTTGTCCTCTATGTACAAAACGAATATTATATTATGAAAACCCCACTGTTGTAAGACCAACATTAAACCAGCAAGCATTCATCAGAAAGCTTAAAGCAGTACAAGAACAAGCAGTGCTAGATGTTACCAAAATTGACGATGCTAACTCTATTATACGAGAGTCTAGAAGAGCGCTAAAAAAAAGACGCTCACTCGACGGTTCAAATGCAAAAATGTCGCGGAAAGAAATGGAAAATTTAAAGCAACAAATAGATAAGGCAAATGAAACTATAAATGCTCATAGTATTTATGATTATAGCGCATTTGCAAGGCGATTAGAAAACGAATTAATACAAAATAGAATAAAAGAGCGTGAAAAAGCCGAAGACGAAGACGAAAAGGAACGTGAATGGGAGAGACATCGTACTCTACGACGCCAAACTAGACTACAAAACGGTGGTGGTGCTCATTGTTTAGAGTGTAGTCACCATTAGTAAGTCTTTAAATCTTTTATAAAAATATTTATATATTGTTATATATAATATGGCATTATATGATTTTATGAAAAATGTAAAAAATAAAACAACTAAATTATTTACAAGAAAACCCAAATCCAAATCCAAATCCAAATCCAAATCAAACTCTAATAAAGGCGTTGCATCTCAAAAGAAAAGAGTGACTTTAAATCCAAGAGGCACACAAATTCTCGAAACTATCCAAAAATCGTATAAAAAGAAATTAAAAAGACAGCGTGACATAGCTAATTTTACTAAAAAACGAGCATCACGCAAAATTATGTCCGCATACAGAAGCGCATTAGCAAACCCAAATATTAATGAATGTGCTATATGTTTAGGCCCTATGTTAAATCCTTCATTAACAACAACACTTTACCATTGTAAGCATATATTTCATACTTCTTGCATTAAGAAGTGGGCTGCTAATAAATATAATATTCCTCGCTGTCCATTATGTAAGACGCAAATATTATATTATGAAAACCCTAGTATTGTCAAACCAAAAAAAACAGAAAGAGATTTTATGGATAGGCTTATAAAAGTACGTATTTGGGCTAAATATGAAGCAGAACAAATAGCAAAAGCTAGTGCTTATATAGAAAATAGACAAGAACAATTAATAAATAGAACAGCACGCGACGGGTCAAGCGTTAGAATGACAAGGGGTCATAAACAAATGTTAGAAGAACAAATTAGTAAGTCGCAAACTAAGATAAATATGCATAATAGTATTAATTATAGAGCATTATTGCTTGAATTAGAGCAACAATTAGCGGCTAATATAGTAAGAGAACGAGAGATTGCTACACGCACAGATGCCGCACTGCTACAACTGGAGGATGATAATGACAGTACTAGTGACAGCACTAGTCATCGTTATGGTGGTGCTCGTTGCAGTGGCGCTCCTTGTGGTGGTGCCCGTTGTGCTAATTGCATGCAATAATAATATATATAACAGTTTTTCAATATAAAAATTGTTTTATATATTATATAATATGTTATCTAATGCTGTTAGCAGTTATTATAATAACATAAATAATATAAATTATGATAATACATTTTTAACTACATATAAATTGCATAGTGACGATGATGATAGAAATTTATGCTATCAGCTACAATTATTACAGGCACTTAACATTTCTAATTATGATAGTATGATATTGGCTACGCATATTGATAAAATAAGTTTTTTTTTGCAAAATAACTCGGAGTTAGAGGCTATTTTAAAATTATTAAAAGAAAAATATAAAGACACTAATATAGCCTTTATGATTGACGAGCGCAATAGTAATGCACTCTTTCAGCTTCTTTTTAGTTACGATTATTTTGACGTAACTCATAAATGTTTATGTAAATATATAAGCGAAAAAAAGCAAAATAATGATGAGCTAGCAAAAACTTATTTTGACGAACTTAAAAATGTAATTTTATTATAATACTTATAACTTTATTTCAAATATTATTTGTCATTATTATTAAAATATAATCACAAATAATGAATAATCATTCTTTTATGTAAATGCTAGTGCATAATTTCTTTATTATTTTATCTTCATTATTTTCCTTGTTATTTGCGATTGCGACTAATGTGTGGGTATAATAGTCTTGCTTATTTTCATTATTCTGAAAATCCGGGTTTTCTTTTGTCCATTTGCTTAGCGCAAAAAATTGCTTTGTTGATACATCTTTTATTGCTCGTTTTATCTTTTCCTTATTTATATCTTTTTCCCAACTATTTGCTTCCTTAATATATAATGACTCCCGTTTTATATCTGTGCAATAAATAGGTCGCTGATAAAATCCTAATTTATTTATGTTTTCAATTATTACATTGCTTAATCCATTTACTAAGCCATTATGTTTTGTATAATCTAGCTGTTGTAAGCTAACCTCTATTGATTTAATAAAATCACTCATACTAATCGCATCTTTGCATTTTTCATTCAAAAATACTTGAATATTAAACTTTTGATTGGTTGTAGTAATATTATTTCCCACTTTTGGTATTAATTCTTTTATTGTATTTGTCAATTCTTTTATCTGATTTTGTTGCTCTTTTACAACATTCATTATTAATTCTTTCGATAAAGCCAACTGATTATTCAAAATATCATTTGAACTTATATGTGTGTTTTCATCGACAATACACCTCTTTTTATGTCTATAAAGTCCCGAGCTATATTTATATGACTTGTTACATATTTTACACTCGTAACAAGTCTGGGGTTTTTGAGGGGGTTTTTTTGTATCATTTATATCTTTTTGTCGGGTTTTATGCTTTTGGGTTGATAAATGTCTGCCGTAATCTTTTTTATTAGACGATATAAAGTCACAAAAGGCGCAACAATAATTTCGGGGTTTTTGGGGTGAAATATTTGTACCCATTTATACCATATAAATGATACATAAAAAATCCCTAAATGATTTTTGCAAAATAATATGTTTTTTTTGAAAATTTATGATGCGAAAAAAAACAGGTTTTTAAAAGTTTTTAAAGCTTAATGGTCTAAACTGGTTTTTTTTAAAAAATACTATAAAGGGTTGATATATATGAAATTGGACATTTATAAATGTCCTTTTTTGAAAAAAATCCTGAAAATATATTTTATAAAAAAAAGCACCTATAAAAACCTTTATAATTTACAGACCATACAAGGTCACACACAAAATTTTAACAAAAAAAGGGTTTTTAAAACGCATTTAGTTTAATATATGAAAACAACTTAAAGAAACTTTAAAACTTTGTTTATTTTTAAACAAAAACAAATAAACAAATAAACAAATAAACAAATAAATAATAATTTAGATTATATAATAACCCTATGA